GCTTAGTGCTTATTAGCTTAAATAACATTTTGGTTGAACCACTCTTTATCTTACGTAAAAATACACGGTTTGCATAGTGTCTAAACTTCTTACGCTCAATCTCTGACTTCTTATAGTCAACATACTTTGGATTAAGAGCTCTTGTATATCCGTTTGACGATACATTAAACATTGGAACCTCGTTACCAACGAACTCACCTCTGTTCTTTGTAATATCCCAGAACTGGTTAAAGCGATACTTGTTCTCTTCTTTTGAGTAGTTGATCTTTATACTATCAGATTGAACCATTGGATATAGTAACAAGCTTATAGGATCATTCTTTCTCTTTAAGTTAAGGTCTAAGTAACCTGATACTTGTTCTGAGTTATATACTAAAGCTCTATCAAAGTTATCATCAAGAAGATGGAACTTATCATTACCATCGTTCAGATACTTAAAGCACTCAAGGATGTATTCAACGTTCTTTACAGTAGCTACATTAACACCTGTTGATGCAACATACTCAACTTCAAATGGATAATCAACACCATAGAAATTACAGTATAAGTCTGTTCTACTGTTATGTCTCCATATACCTTTATCTTGTACAGTCAAGAATGAACTTCTTGCTGGAATAATAAAGTTAGGATGCCAGTCATGAACAGATAAAAACTGTTCGTTCTTAACATCATAACTCATTGTCCAAGATGCATTCTCAAAATGTAATGGATCACCAAGAGTTACAGCAGTCTTTGTTTGCTTAACAACACCGTTATCAATAAACTCTTCTCCTAGCGTATAGAAACCATTAATGGTATCATACTTAAGATTCTTGTTTATTGGCTTGTAATCCTTTTTAGTAATATATAAGATCTCATTAGTATTATCATAGGACATGTTACAGCCAACACCAATAAGAGGATTATCGTAGTGAGCAAAGTTTGGAAAAGCTTTGAGCAACTGAGAAGGAAGATACTTAGCAAACCACCACTTGTTACCGTTTCTTGAGATTTCTTTATACTGTCCTGCATACTGGAATATTTTACCTTGTTCCTGAGATACCCAGAATACACCAGCTGGTATACCAACAATAGCATACTTACTCTGACATGAACCATATTGGTACTCGTCATCAGTATTCATAATGTTTCTCATTGGTTGGTTAAACAAACCGCCATCTCCAACAGTAATCTTAATACCTGCATCTGTTTGTAGTGAGTCAACACCTTGAATCATTATTGGTGATTCATTCTCTAACATAATTAAAGCTCCTGTATGACCAACAGACTTTAAAGCTGTTACTCTACCACTCATATCAATGTAGTTGTTAGGTAAGAAACGCACCCAGTTATCTTGCATTTGCTCTTGCTCTTGTGGAAGAGAATACATGATTCTATTTGGTGAATAACTATAACATTGCTCAGCTACTTTTGGATCATAGCTACGAGACTGCATTGATCCCCAACTAATATAGTTGTTGTATAACTTAGATACACTAAGAGAGTAATCATACTTGTAGTAGTTACCCTTCTTCATAATATCTGATCTAAACATTGATGTAAGATCAGTATACTTATCTGGATCGTAGTGACGCTTATCAGGAGTCTCATCCCAATCACGATATGCTAAGTTTACTTCTGACTCTACAAAGAAGTCTCTAACCCCATTACAGAATAAGTAGAAGTGTCCTCTGTTAACATAAGAATCAACCTCATGTCTATCGTCAAGGTGTGAAAACGCTGTTGTACCATCTGTTACTAAACGTTTTGCATCTGTATTCTCTAACCAATATCTTGGGTAAGCAACAGACATTCTTGCACGATAGTCATATAACAACTCATCTTGTTGATCGTATAACCAATCGTGGAAGAATAAGAACGGATTTTTTTCTGTGTAACGACCAATATAGATATCTCCTCCAAATAACACATCAGTTGAATAAACCTTTGTTTTATCTGGTTGAGTTTGATACACACATGTATACACAGGAACTTGCTTTATAGATTCTAGCTGACCATACTGAGATGGAAACGCTGATTTAATGGCACCGTAGTATCCTGAGATCGCAGATTTAACCGTTGTATTAAGATCAGTCTGTAACTGAGTCTTTGTGTTTCTACTAGTATCAACTATTTTTGGAGCATCGAACTCACGAGTAGTATTAACTAATACATACTTACCTCTGTGCAAGTTATTTATTCTATACTCATTGTAAGACTGCAAGTTGTCTCCAATATAAAAGGCATCAGCTACTTTTCTACGAGCATTATCAACACCTGTGTTAATACTGTAGTTGCTATAGAATCCATGTGAGTCATACTGTGTTGCAAACTGACGCTTTGGTATCATGCTTGCAACAACGTTTATTACCTTTTCACTATACTGATCTTTTAATAACTTAGCAGCATAGATTAAAGCAACAACGTTTGCTGTATAGATCGCAAGGTTTGCAACATAAGCAGCAATTGATATTGCACTTGTTGCAGCACCTGTAGCACCAAGAGCATCTGAAGCAGCGGCAGGAGGACCTGGTGTAGGAACACCACCGCCTAATGAGAACTCAAACGGCTCACCTTCCGTGCCACCAAACTTAATAGTTTTCGCCGCATTTGTAAGGAGATTAGTTGCAATAAGAGTACTAAGTAATGCATCAATAGTTCCTTTTGCAGCTTCACTTAGAATCTTAAACTGTGGATGCTTGTATACATACTTGAAAGATCCTTCAGATGTACCATATACTTCACTGTAAACCTTAAGTTCAGATGCTGAAAGATATGGTTTAGAGAATGATGTGTCTGGACTATGGAAAGAGAACATGTCTTTTCTATACTCCTTAAGACCATCTTCTAAACGATTGTTTCTTGCACCACGATCAATAAAGCTCTTGTTTGACGTTAAGAAAAGATCTTCTCTTAAGTCATTGTATGGATAGTTCTGATACAAACCCTTTACTCCTGGTTGATCAGGCATATCATGTTGACGCATGTTGTTTAATAAACCTTTTGCAACAACAGTCTTATTACCTTCTCTTGAACCTCTAAGAATCTCATATCCGATAATATCAGTTAATGGATTACCAGCATTATCTAATGGTACAGAAATATTCTCAAACTTAACCCCAAGAACACGTATCTTATCACCACCTTGTGATTGATGATATACTTGCTCAGCTAATGAGTTATCAGGAAACTTATGGTGTCTAATCTTTTCTCCACATAAGTTACCCCAGATGTCTGGTTTGTTATCTGGATAAATCTCTGTAGACTCCCAAAAGCCCATCTCTCCTTCAGCAATAAGAACACCACCATCTGCACGTTGTGTATTAGGAACAGATAAAACCTCAGCTGTGTTTTTTACTTTCCATACTTCTGGTGACTCATCTCCTTCAATAACACTTGCATCTGCAGAAAATAAGTAGTTACGCTCTTCAACACGTGGAGCTCTACCAGGAATATGGTATGATGCAGACTTATCACCTGTATTGTATATCCATCTAATAAAGAAAGCATACTGCTCATCTCTCATGTACCCTGTATTGTTACCACCTTTTAAGTAGTAGTTTGCAGGATACTCAACACTTGCCCATTTAGTTTGGATCTTATTAGCTAATGGTTGATAGTTAAAGTCAAACTTGCTTTGTATACCAACTCTAACAAGATAGTTGTTTAATCTAAATGTTGCATCAGATGCCTCAATTGCTGGAGTCACTAATGGGATAAGTTCAAGTGGTACTGTAATAAGATCTGGCTCAACAGAATCAATGTAAACACGGTTCTGATTAACAGAGTATATACCTAATCTTTTGGCCGTAGTTTGATTATTTACTACTGAGATGAGTACTAACTCAAACTCATCAAAATCTTGGTCTGTATTCGAGATATCAACAGTTAAACTACCTCCTTCTCCATCATGTTCAAACAAACCTTGTACTTCAGATACAACAAGATAGTCAGTAACACGAATACTATTGATTGAATAAGCAATCGCTACTTGATAAGAACCGTTACGTAATGTACCAGCAGCTTTACCTTTCTCAATATTAACACAAGGTATGGTCAAGATCTGAGCAAGACGCATCTGCTCAACATCAAGAACTCCTGTTGACTGTTCAATGTAACACTCACCTTGCTTTACTTTCTTTATAACATAAGGGACGTTATCAAGATCTAATACACGAGATGGGTTACGGCGAGCATCATCAAAGTATACTTTATATCCACAATCAAATCCTTTACGAGATGCTCCTGTAATAAGATTGTTCTTATGAAAGTTTAATCCACGATCATTAACAACAGTCTTGTATGTTCCAAGGTTAGCATCAAAAATACCTATCTCAGAATCAATGTTATCTGTTGTAAATAAAGCCCACGTACCATCTGTAATAGGTATAGAACCAATTAACGAGTAGGGTAAATCAACTGTGTGTAAGTTAGCAGGCTCATTACCAAGAACACCAACTTGCCCATCATGTGAGTTATTGACAGCGTTTCGTGCATGCAACCATACGCCTTCACCAACGAAGGTTTCGTTAAGGTCTTTCATCATACCTTTTGAGAAGGTATTGATTACACTAGCGTTATCTTTTGGTGATGTTGCCATTACTTAAAGGTAGTATTTGAAGCTGAACTAAACATTGCATAGTATCTATTGTATTGGGCTTTTCTGTTCTTAGCCCATAGATCATGCATCTCCTGGAAGTTAGGAGTATTAACTATTGATAAAGCATTGTTTCTTGCAGCTCTATACAACGGTTCAATAAGTTGAATCTGATTAGTAACGGTATTCTCACCGTTCATAAACAAGTTTTCAAGAATACGTTTCTTTAAAGCATACTCATAGTATTCGTTAATCATTGGATGATCAAGAACTAATAAGTTACCATCTTCGTCTTCTAATGATCCTTCGTAGTTTATGTAGATCTTACCTTCTGTTAGATTGGTATGAATAAAACCATTCTTGATCTCTGCATGCCAAGCAGTGCTATCTCCTGCAAGCCCCATACTTTGAGCGTAACGAGATAAAAACTTACTTGGGTTCATATGTACTCTTTCGAAGTGATCATAGATTCTAACCTCATTTCTGATCTTTTCAACAAGTACTACTTCTCCATGGTTATCACCATGTTGCTGAGTTGATGTAGTATACGTATCAGTACATCCACAAACAGTAGCTTCAGAGCCACATGATCTACAAACACCAGGATCAACAACAAGTGTTAATTCTTCTGTTTGACGACCAGCCATTACAGGAGTCTTTACTTTATACTGACCTAACAACATTGCATTGTTAAGTACATAGAAGTCAAGAGGCAAACGAGCTTTTCCTTTTGTAATCTCAAGCACTGTCTCTTTTGTCTTATTGATACGAAGACCAAGATCATAAGAAACCCGTTGAGCAACTTTGATAAGATCAGCTGGCTCAATCATCCCCTCAAGATTATACATACGAAAGTCAGATGACACGGATGCCATTAACTCGTCAAAGGTGCGATATTGTAAGTCAGTATTCATTATCTAAAGTTGCTTTGTTTATCAGCAGATACATCAGATGGTATCTGTAAAGTTATACCGAAGTCTTTCATTACGTTTGACTCAATCTCACCATGCAGGAAGTCAGGAACGTTAAAGGGTTCTAGTTGTCTAAAGTTACAGTCATCAGAAGGATCACAGTTCCAACATCCAACACTATCTTCAAAAGCGGCTTCAACTCTTACAGCATCCCAATCAAGATCTGGAAAGTATAAGTGATCGTTCAAGAACCAGAAGTACTTTGTTTTATTATACTTATAGTTCTTCTGCTTTGCAATATTCAAGAACGTTGCAGGGGTTGTTGGTTGTAATGACTCACTACCATCAATAGAAGTTATCGAACGGATCAATGGTCCCCAGTATCCTTGCATGAATGCAGGTATCTTTGCCTTTGTACGTCTGAATGTAAGACCAGATTTAATACCTGTGCACTGTGCCTCAACACGATCAATCTCAACAAGCTCAACATAGTCAAGCGTTTGAAAGATAGATGCAAAAGACATAATCTTATTCTTACCATCTTCACGCTTCATTAACCACTTAGCGTGTTTACTGATAAGACTATAAATAAAACGATCAGTTAAAAAGGCGTCTGATTTGACAGCCTTTAACTGATTACGTACTCGTGAGATAACTTCTCCAATAGTGGTTCTTGCCATGATTGTATTAATCTAAGTCGAACTCATCATAGTTAATGAGGTCTTCAGCTGTTTTCTTATCTTGTAGATCCTTTCGATTTGATATACGAAACATTCTAGAGACCTGCTGAAAGTTATCGATCACGGGATACTTCTTCCACTCAATCGGATAAGTCTTTGCAACAGTACGTTTAAAGTCTCTAACACCAGTAAAGCCCCACATATGATGAAACTTAAACCTGTACTTGACTTCAAAGTTGGTATAGAAGATCTTTGCTACGAACTGATCTGACTCCCAGTTTTGTCTCTGCACTTTAACACCATAGATAGCAGACTTCTGATAGTCTGTATTATCTGTAATCTTTCGCTTACATGTACCTATGAATAAATAACCAAGATGTTCTGGTAGTTCTACCCCATCTCTATTATCTATAACTGTTTCCCAGAGCTTGCCGTTTATTGCAATGACGATCTCTTTATACTCTTGGTATGTTAAAGAACGATACTTTGGATTCTTCTGTAAGAAGTTCCTGTAAGTATCCTGACTAAGTATGTTTAGTTTCTTTGGACGATACCGAGGAGCGTTTAAATCTGGTTGTTTATATACCTTCATATAGAGGCTCTTCTACTAATAATTTACAAAAAATATGCCAAGTTTCCTATGAAAACATGATGTTCCCTTCAAGTATGCGTTCTGTATACTTCTCAACAATCTCATAACTACAACCTGGTCTGTTAGGTCCAAAGTTTGTTCCTATCCACTTACTGCCTCCAAATAAAGATAATACGTTACGGTATCTAAATCCATAAGCTCCTTGACTAGCTGACATATGAAGATCCCCTTTAACTAAAGATACGTAACATGTATCTGGGTCAATCTTATTATACATCAAATACTTACGCAAGTAATTCTCAACCTTATCATTTAGATGTAAAGGTAAACCATGCTTCATATCAGCATCATCTTTACCATGAGTAAACATAAAGCAATGATCTCCATACTGTACATGTTCAATAAATCTCTGAAAGATCTTTGTACTTACTTGTGGATACTTTGTATTTACATATATCTCTAAAGCTCTATTAACCATATAGTCGAAGTCACCACCATGGTTTGAGTTAGCATTCTGATAAACATGATAGTTGTTTGCTACATCTGATGCAATCACTGAGTCTATAAACTCTTTTTCTGCTTCAACAGCTACTTCAAATGCTTCGCGGTTATTCATATTCTGAGGAAGCTTGTGACCACCTCTAGTTGTATAACCATCAAGACCATCCATCTTATCTCCCAAATCGATAATGAATACGTCCTCGAACTTGCCGAATATACTTTTCTGATAATGTATTTCATGTAATACTTCTGCTAAACGTTTTTTGTATACTGTTTTATCATATGAGTTTGCATACATAGCAACCCCACCAACATACGCAGCGATATGTCTGTCAGATAAATAAACAAATAATGCTTTTTGATTTGATATCGATGGGTAGAGAGTGACAGGTTTGAAGTTTTTGTCTTGGAATACTCTCGCAATTATATGCTCTGCGTCTTCTATTGATAAGTCGCCGTCTTTTTTCTTTACTACTAATGCTGATACTAACCAGCCGTTCTTCTTTTGTTTGTTCCAGAATCGATTAAGTTCCCACTTTGATAAATCGATCTTCAGTACTCTAATGATCTCTTCTGCTGATTGAGGTTGTTCTGTTGTAGTACCTGTTATCTTTGCAGTACCATCCTTTACATTCTCTTCAATCTCGATATCGTAAGCTAAGTCAGGGGCATCTGGATTGAACTTCTGGTCTAAAAGGACTTGTCGTTTTAACTTCTTGTATTGTAAAAGCGATAGTCCTAGTTTGTCAGCACAATACATGTTACTCTTCTTCCAGGTAATGCTGTGTGCTACTAATTCATTGATAGATTTAGTACTCATAAGTTACTCTTTTTGTTGTTAGTTACACTTATGGAAGATAAAACTGATAAAAATATTCCATACTTCCAAGCTTTTGTTAGTTTAATACAAAATAAAGACCCCCGCCATTTCTAGCAAGGGGTCCCGTTTGTCAGAAGAAAACCAACAAAACTTCAGACAATGTCTTATAAACCAGGTGATGTATCCGATATAGGAAGAGTTATACTCTTTGTTATCCCTGGTGATGTTAATGTCAATAAAAAGTTTTCGACTCCTTCTGTTGTTACATCGTTTACGAATGTAAAGACCTTTGAAGCTGTACCATTATTAACTGTAAATGTTCCTGTTAATCCTGCAGAACCAACTGATAAGTCAGCAGACTGAATACCAGTCACCTCATAGTTAATGTTTGTTCCGTTAGATACGTTTGTTGTTGTTAATACAACAGTAATAGTTTGACCTTCAGCTCCTACGTTTGTTTGTGTACCGTAGATATAAGCTTTAAGATCGTAAGTTGGAGTTAGTGTACCACCACCAACTGCACATCCTAATGTTACTTGCCAACTATCTGTTATTGTTGCATGACCGGCATGCTCAACAATAAGATAAAAGAAGCGACCATCTCCAGATGCTTTTGGAAACGTTAATGTTCCTGAGATGTCTGTATTCAAAGAAGATCCCCAAGGACCAGCGTAATCTGCAACACCAACCCAGTTTGAGTTAGCAACTATATTATTATCTGAGTTATATACAGTAAATCTATTTGGCGTATCGTTTGCTATATAGTTTAAAGATATATTTGTTGATGATGAGTTGTCAACATCAATAAGTTCTTTTGGGTAGATATAAAAGCTAGGAGATAACTTACTTCTAACAAGTATGTTTGCACATTTTGTTGATGCTAGTGCAGGCACTGACCATAGAGTCGAAGAACTATAATCATTATTGCCACAACTGTTCTCTATAGTACCTTCAACTGCAACACACATTGGGATGTTTGGTAACACTACTGGTGAACTAGTAAAGTTACCAGCAATAATATAGTTTGCACTACCAACGTTTCTCCAACGTACTCTGTATCCGTTTGCAGGAGCAGGAGTAGATGGGTTAAAGTTAATCGTTATAGTTCTAGTAACAGGGCAAGCCATAATTAACAAGTAGGAGTTGTAGGGCAGAATACTAAACCTGCAGTATTACTAACCGCACAGTTAAAGTTAATATCTTCTGGAACACAGTTTGCTTGACCACAGTCAACAACATCATATTTCCAATAGTCTAAATAAGCAGTTGGTTGTCCAGCTGGAATAGTAATCGTTTGAGTATATACAGGATCAACACCACCCCAACACTGGTTATACGTAAATCGTAGTACTACATCTGTTGATGATGTTCTTGTGGTGTTTAATCCGTTTTGATCTTTTATAGTAACACGTACTCTGTTAACTATTCTATTATAAGATGTTGCTGGATTAGTTCCAGTACATTCTTGTTGACTATCACTTAACCATCCGTCTTCAACAAGAATACATGTAGGTACAGGAGTAGGTTGACTACCGCCTGAGATAGATGTATCAACAATAGTACAAGACTTGCTTACAGTTAATCCATCAAGAGTAATTGTAAACGTCTCTGTTCCTTCTGTTGTTAAGTCAGCCGCAATAGCAAAAGACTTTGTATCACTATGTCCTGTGTTCTCAATAACAAAGTTACCTGCTAGTGGAGCAGAACCTGGTCCTAAATCTGCAAGTTGTAATCCAGTTACTGTATAAGGTATCTGAGTACCGTAACTTATATTTTCTGTAACTAGTTTTGCTAAAATAACAGAACCTTCGTTTGCAGTTGTAATAGGATAACCATTACCATCAGTTAATGTCAATGTATATCCTGGAACAGTTGGTCCTGGAGGAGTTATTTGTCCTGCAGTTGTAAAGTTAGTCTTTGCTCCAGTAACACCCGCACACTCAACTTGTATATAACCTTCATATTGAGCTGTTGGATCAACACCAGTAATAATAGCTGGACTAGTAAAGATATTTGCAGGTAAGAAACTATAAGAAGAATCTGTAGTCTTCTTATAAGCTACCTTATATCCTAGCACTGGTACAGTACCGTTAATAATAAAGTTGACTGTTAATGTTGCCATTAGTAAGTATTACCAGCTGAAATTGAACTAAAAGGAGTTGGGTTTGTATAAGTTGTTACACCATTAGTAACACAGATGCCTTCAACAGTACCCTCATATAAAACTGTGTTATCGTTTATAGGGATTGTAATAACGTTTCCTGCACCAGTATGGATATATTCTGTATAAGAAGTTGTTCCTTCTTTTCTATACCGTATACGCAAACCTCCTGAAAAGTTAGAAGGTGACGTAGTTAATGATATAGTCAAGAATCCGTTAGCCATTGTTAAGCAGCTTTTGTTGTTACACTAATAGTTACTGAAGAACAGTTTGTAGCACCAGCACTAACACTAGCTACTTTGAAGTAATAAGTTGTAGCTGCTGTTAATCCAGTAATCTGTTTTGTTGATAATCCAGTAACAACTACATCAGTCCATGCAGAAGCTGATGATGTTTTGTATTGTAATGTTAAACTAGTAGTATCAGCAGCTGTATTCCAAGCAACAGTAATTGCACTAGCTGTAATTGCAGTTGAGCGTAACTTAGTTACACACTTTAAGGTTGGGCTAATACACTCTGGAGCAGTAATACCAACAATAAGCTTTTGCAAGATCTCATCTAAACGTTCTCCGTTTGTAATCTTTGCTTCTAAGATATTATCTCCTGAGTATTTAACACAACCAAGTAATGCTAACTCTTCGCATGGTTCTCCATCAACACAAGCAGTTGTTATTGCTGGTACTGGAGGACAACCTGCGCATGGGTTGCAATTAGATAAAGGCAAAGATGAATCGCTGCAGCTCATAGTTTAGTGGTATTAAGATACTGTTGGTGTTCCTGCAATCGTTGGAGGTAATCCGCAAGTTGTAGAACCAGTGTCAGTGTTTAAAGTAGTGTATGGAGCAGATGGACAAACTACAGGAGCTAGGCTACCAATAGTTGTTGTTGCTCTAACTTTGTATGCAGTTCCTTGTAACAAGTTAGTGAATACATCAGATACGATTGCTTGTGGGTTGTTAAAGGTCTTTGTTGAAAGAACAACATCACCACTTGATAACAATTCGATCTTGTATACTGCGTTGTCGTTAATAGGAGGAGCAAACGAGAATGCCATTGTTGTTGCTCCTGGAACTACAGTTAATGTAGGGCAAGAGTTTGTAGCACTATCAGATCCTTTTGTAATAGTCTTGTTACACTGAACACCAGAGTTTGTCAATGATGAAGCAAGTGTAAATGTTAACTTAGTAGCTAAGTTCAATGGTGTTCCAGATAACTGAATCACAAGTGGGTTAGCAGAGTTAACAACACCAATAACGTCAACGTAGATTGGGTGTGAGTTACCAAGAGCATCAGTGATGGTTAACTTAGATCCTTTTGAATCTGTGTTAGTCCATCCAGTAGGTACAGAACTGTAACCACTAAAGAACAAGTTAACCGCAGTACCATTGTTAATCATTGCTGGAGCAAAGTCAACAATAACGTTTGCACAATCTGGCTTGATTAAGTCTTTTATGTTATTGAATGCTGTACGTAAGTCAATAAGAGTAACCCATAAGTTAGAGATAGTATCTGCAACTGTACTAACTGTTGGTTTCCAACCAGTTAAAGCAGACATAGTACCTGTAACAGATAATGCAGGAGAAGTACTTAATGAACTTGGTTGTAATCCAGCAGCACTTGTTAATGCTGAGTTAGTACCTAATGCTGTACGAATACCACAAACCTGAGCTTGTAGATTTAATAAAGCATCACTAATAGATTGTGTAGTAGTTGTACCACCACAAGTTAAAGTAACTTGACCTTCTGTAGCTGAGTTTCCTAATACTGCTTGTTCTAATACAGTAATACGATTACCATAAGAACTAAGAGTTGAAGTATGTGCACTAACAGTACCATCAATAGTACAAACCTTAAGCCCAATAAGACGTGTATATTCAGTATGCTGTTTTGTTGTTATTGGATCTCCATTACTATCTGTTGTTCTGAAACATTGTGCAATAGTAATGAGAGGATCTTCAACAGTAGGTCCAGCACCGATATCATTAATAAGATCTTCTAGTGTACACGTCTTTGTAATCAAAAGAGTTAAGATGTTCTCGATTGATTTATCTGTAACGTTAACGCTTGTTAAACAAGACAAGTCAACGTCTAAGTTTTGATTACCTGAGTTACAGATAAAATCTGCAAGCTTGTATATAACAGATGATACAGTGTCTCCTGTGCATAAACTTAAACATGGTAAGGCAGGACCTTGCCAAATAACGCAGTTTGATGATACTGGAGAGCACCCTTGATCTGCTGTATTAGAACGTGTGGGTAGCATAGGGCTTAATATTAGTGTCTGGATTACTTCAGTCTACACTATAATATACTTAAAACTGAGGTACTTTACAAATAAAAACAAAGAAGCCATGAATAATATACTCATGGCTTACTTATACTATATGAGGAATAATAAGGGTTAGAATTACTCAACTGATGCAGTTGGCTTTTCCTCTTTTTTTGTCTTCAAGAGTTTGAAGAGCACGGGGTAGGACTCGTCTGTTTTAAAATCAAACGCGGCAATCGTAAATGGATAGTGAGAAACATCTTTTGTTTCACCGAATAATTTGTTCATATCTTCGTTAAACTCAACAAACTTAGGGTTGAACTGCTTTAACTCTTTACCGTCTTCTCCTAACTTTGGTTGACCTTCTTCGTCAAGAACTGGAATAGTCATTGGTAAGTTGTATCCACCTTTATCATCAGCTTCACCAAGCTTCGTGATTAACTCCTCACGTAACTTATCAACTGTCTTTTTGTGAGCAGCGATGGTGTCTGATAAATCAGTTAACCAATAACGGTGAACCATTGATAAAGGATGACCAAGAACTCCTTTTGTAACTTTCTCACCAGTCTGTTGATCGACTTGTCCGTTGATCTCTGACTCAAGTAAGTAAATCTCCCCAATGCTTAGGGTAGTAACTAGATTGTTTTTTGACATGATGGTTGTATTTGGTTTGTAAATATATACTACATTATAATATACCTATAATCTGGCAGACTAGCAAGGCCCCAGCTCATTAGGTGTTGAGTAACTGTATGATACGCTTGTTCCTTCTTTGAAACAGATTGTCAAGAATGAACCATCTGATATAGCATCTGATTGTAAATGGTTACTGCAATCAGTCCACTCAATGTAATCAGTTAAGCCAAATCCGTTATAGTTATCCATTCTCCATGATATACAAGCAGGTGGAGGAGTATAGCAACCATTGCTTACTGAGTTGTATTCAATAACTCTAACACCACAACTTGTTGAAGAACAAGGGTTTTGTTGAGCTTGATTAATCACCCAATTAGGACCTTGACAGTATGCAGAACCAGTATCCTGGCAGTTAGATGTATAGTTACAAGAAACTCCTGTTGGTTGACCTCCCACATAAACTTTATTCCCTGCTTGATTCTCAACATAGTATTGACCATTTGTTGATGAGCAGCTATTTGTGTCTTTATAAACAGGAGCGTTATAGCATTCGTAACAGCTTGTATAATTCTGATAAGTAAATATTGGTGCAGTGTTTCCAGCACATGGATCATAACAACCGTTAGCCACAGAGTTATACTCAATAACACGAACACCACAAGATGCTGATGAACAACTATTTGCTTGATACTGATTAATAACCCAGTTTGATCCTTGGCAATAAGCTGATCCTGTATCTTGACAGTTAGATGTTGTTGATGGGTATGAGTTAGATGGGTTATAAGATAGCCACGTACCGTTTAATAAATAGATATATGGTCCACCATAACAAGTATTGCTATTTTGATATACAGAAGTTTGATTAACTGTACCATTACTACAAGTATGATATGTACCAATCGCATTAGGTCCTGCTACTTGTGAAGTTGATTGTCCACAACATCCACCACAATCTGCTGAGTTATATTGATAAACAGCTCCTTGTCTTGTTTGTCCGTTTGTTGATGAACAAGGACCAGCTATATCTGTCTGAACATAATACTTATCACATGTACCATAGCAATCATACGTGCCATTATTCTGCCAGTTAGGGACATCGTCACAACAATTATAAGAGGTTGTGCGTTGGATTGATCCATTATAAGCTGGAGGAACTGTACACTGAGTTACTGTACCACCTGCATAAGTATAGAAAGCACCATTTGATGGTAACACATATCTATTATTTATACCAAGAGGTACAATCGTTGTAAACGCATAATCAGAAGGACTACAACCGATTAACTCATAATACGTTACTGATGGTATTGTAGTATAAGAACTTGTGTTTGTTGTACTTGCTGTAAACGTACCACTAGTAATTGCTGCAGATACAGTGTGATCAGCTGTACCAGAATAAGCATAAAAGAACAATGTGTAATTAAAACCAGAGCTAATTGGTTTCTTTAAAGTAATGCTGATATTACCACCACTTTGATTCTGTTGATATGTATCTAAAGTATAATAGTCACTGGTAGGTGCTGGGCATAGTTGATCGTCATAGAAAATCTTTTCGAATGCATCCAGGTATAAACCAGCTGGTAAATCAACAGTTAAAGTACCACCACTAACTTTACAACCAGTGTTTGTAACATTAACAATATATCTCTTTAATGTTGTGCAGTCAACAATCGTCGATTGATCTGTTGTAATGCTAATACCAAGAGTTGTTGGACTTATAGTAAATGTTTTTGCTGCTTCAATAGTAACTAAACCATCACATCCTAATGCAAAAAAACTAGCTGTATTAGTATAAGTTGCACCACCTCCTGTTACTCTAGCATTAAAAGCTACTGTATAGTTATGACCATCGCCAATTGGTTTATATAAAGCAATATCAATATGTGAACTTGTTAGTGTAACTACATCATAATAATCAGACGTTGGTAAAGGCCAATCATTAGCACCAGGACCAATAGCTTTACCATCATAGTAGACATATCTAAAAGATGTAATCTCAATACCAGCAGGAATATAGTTAACAAATCTAGGTACTCCTCCAGGTTTCCATGTTCCGGCTCCAGCACTAATCTGAAACTTATAAACAAAATCATCTGTACAATCTGGTGTTATTGCTTCTCCATTTATTGGAGATACAATAGTCTGTGTCATTGTAGGAACAAACGGAGTACATGCAATTGCAACTAGATCTTGAAATCTAGGACATCTATTATCTGTATAAGTAGAGAAAGGACTAACTGTTGTATCAACTGTATAGTAAGTATTAACCTCCCCCTTTGTAACACACTTGTTATTTATAGGAGGATTAGTACCTGCTTTTACAGGAAAACCCATTGTGCTGAGTTCTTCAAATGTTACAAGAGCGTCATTAACCTTCATGTATTACTTAAGCTTTTCTTGTAGTTCCTGAACTGCTTTTAAAAGTATTGCAATAGTTGATGGGATATCCATCGTGTCGTGATTAACTGTTGCCAGTTCTGCTGGAGTATCTTCTGCTATAAATCCTATATGTTTTACTGTAGGATCAGCTTTATACACAAAGTTTACAATCTTAGTCTTGTTGATAATATCTAAAGCAGAAGATGTAAAGTCACTAATATCTGTCTTCTTTGTTCTTGATGATGTTTGATAGAAAGCTCCTGCATATAAGTTGTTACCACTAACATAGATATTAGGGTTTGTAAATGCAGCTGTTTCTGTACCGTTTGATATAACAAGAGCGTTATTAGTTGCTGGAAAAATAGCATCAAAACCAGTACCAGCATCACCTTTGTCGCCTTTGTCACCTTTAATACCTTGGGGTATTGTAAAATCAAATATTGCAGCTACATTAGTACCACTGTTTGTTATTGCTGCAGCACTTCCAGCTGCACCTGTAGTAACAGTACCTAAACTAATAGTAGCTGCTGTTCCTATATCACCTTTAGCTCCTCTTGGAATAGTAAAGTTGAATATAGCAGCAGCTGTTGTACCAGAGTTTGTAATAGCAGCATCTGTACCAGCAGCTCCAGTTGTTACAGTACCAAGAGCAATAGTTGCAGCAGCACCGTTATTACCAGTGTCCCCTTTATCCCCTTTTGCTCCAGTATCACCTTTAACACCTGCAATACCTTGATCTCCTTTATCTCCCTTAACACCTTGAATACCTTGTGGTCCTTGCGGTCCAACAATGTTACCAACGTTTTCCCATACACCAGCAGATGCACTCCATACATATAAGTCACCATTAGGACTCGTAACAATGTATGCATCACCTTGTGTGTTACCAGATGTAGGTAAAGAAGCAACGTCTGCAACAGTACCGAGTAAAGTTAATCCAGTACCTGATGCACCAATAGAACCCTGTATACCTTGAACACCTTGTGCACCATCATTACCTTTATCCCCTTGAGGACCTCTTGGACCCACAAGTCCTTGTATACCTGTTTCCCCTTTATCACCCTTGTCTCCTTTTGGTCCTTGCAAACCTGTAGCTCCTTGTGGTCCAACAGGGCCAACAGGACCTTGTGGTCCTATAGCACCTTCTGCACCAGAACATCCTGGGATACCTTGTAGTCCTTGAGGACCGGTAGCACCAGTTGCACCTGTATTACCGCGGTCTCCTTTGTCTCCTTTAAGTCCTTGTGAACCTTGAGGACCTACAGGGCCTGGAACTGTACTAGCTGCACCAGTATCACCTTTTGGACCAGCAGGACCTGTTAATCCAATAGGTCCTTGAGGACCAGTTAAACCTGTATCTCCTTTTAATCCTTGCGGACCAGCTGGACCAGTATTACCTGCAGGACCTTGACCACCGACAATTGTACCCTTTACTACCCATGAGTCACTTTCTTTTCTATAGAAAGTACCTGACATAGTAATAAGGTACATGTCGTTGTTCAAACCAAATGAGTCTTGTGGAGCCGTTGTACCTGTATACCACTTACTTCCTGTACCAACATTATATGTTGATAATACATCTCTAACCCAAGCTGTTGTAGGAACAGTATTTGAGTCATCAAATACAGATGGAGTATGGGCTTTTATAAACTTTGTAACAGTAAGATTCCCTGGTAATACTACATCACCATTGCAATCTTTCTTTATAAAGTCTTTTAGGTTTAACGGCTTATTCATTATCAACTAGGGTATACTATAAGATACTTATTTATTAGCAGTCAACTACGTTCTCTGCTCCAAATAAACCAACTAACTTAGCCTTTAAGTGTGAGTATCCAAATGCAAAGATATCAACACCTTCTGCAGAAGATAAGTCTGGTACTGAAACTGTAATAGTTTCAACACGATCAGGTAGTTGATTACCATCAGCATCTAAACCTACTGTTGGATAGCTCATTGTACGCTCTTCTTGCTTAGTAAGTTGAACATAGATTGTATCACCAATCTGTTGGTTACGAGCTTGTCCTGCAAGCATTCCTGGCATACCATTAGTTGCTGGTGTTGCATCTTCTTCTGATTGGAAGATTTCTACTTGGAAGTTAGCTGAACCAAACTTAGATAGTTGGTAGTTTGAGATACGCACATAAGCTTCTGATGTGATGCCTTTGTCTGTCCCGATTTGGGTAGTGATTTTTAATGCCATAATATGTTTTGTTTAAACTGTTTCAATGTTTTCTTCTCCGTATAAAGATGCTAGTTTTTCACCAAGCTTTTCATATCCTACTTCAAAGATAGTCTTTGTTTCAAATACTGACAAGTCAGATACTTTCTTATAGAAGGTTTCTTCCATCTCTGTATCAACTCCATCAACTTGCTTAGTAATAGTCTTTATATAAGCAATACGATTAGTCATCTTTAGATCTAATGATATACCAATCTCTTTTGACTGTAGTTTATTAGGGTGAATAACTGGGATATATGCAGTTTCATGCATTGATGAATCTTTATCTTTAAAGATGTCAATAATAAAAACTACATTACCGTTTTTGTTTACATCATATCCACTTATGCGTACATACGCCCCAGTAACGATTCCCTCATTTGTGCCTATAGGCGTGTTAATCTTAAATGCCATATGTTTAGTTGTTAGTTAATTGTTCTACCAATGATTCTAGTCTTGTAATCTTTGCATTTTGCTCTTTTATAGCTTCTGCTAAAACAGATACGATTTGGGCATATTCTACGCTGTATTCATCAATCTCTTCTGCGTATCTAACTGCTTCAGGCAATACCTGTTCTAGTTCTTGAGCAATAAATCCTACGCGTTTATTTTTAGCTTCGTCTTGAATGTAGTTAAAATATACTCCGCGCATTGCAAGTACCGTATCTAATGCTCCTGTAATACTAGCAATATTTTCTTTTGCGCGTCTATCAGACCAAGTAGTCCAACCGTATTGCGCAGAACCATATTTAATACAACGGAAACCATCTCCTGAATATGTATTGTCTGTTCCTATACCCCAACAGTTATTACCGTTGTTATAGAATAAGTTCCACCAATTACCATTCTCAGTTAAGAAACCATAGTCTCCACTTGTATTAAGCATTAAAGAGAGAATGTAATTATGATTAGTTACATGACCTCCCCATCCATTTCTACTACCATGTATTTTCCAAGTTCCATAGGAATTATCATTTGGATACCAGTGAGCTCCATTTGTTGGATTATAGTGCCCTGAATATCCAGTACTCCTAAACCAACCGTTAGCATAAACTTCTTGAAAAGTAGGTGATGCATTAACTGTAACAGCCTGATTCATATGGTAGCCATCAACAGTATCAGAGTTTCCAGCAGAACCTGCAGAACCTGCACTACTTGCATAACCAGCCGAAGCCGCATATCTCACACCTAAGTCAGATGGCTCTATCCAACCTGAACCTGAGTATGCTCCGTTGTTATAAACATAACGAGAGTAGTCAACATAGTTTGAACCTTCCCCTCTGTGAGTAGCTTTTGCACCTAATAAATTAGACAACCAGTCTCCAGCCCAACGCATCCAAAGATTACCATCTCCTCCACCAAAATAAGCCTGAGTTACTGCACCTTTTGAGAAAATCCAATCGCTATTTTCAATACCAAATACCATTGAACCACTAGGACGATACAAACCTGCACCACCCCACATATCTCCACAACGAATGCTTCCTGAACCATAGAAATAACCACTTGTTGCGTTTACGTTTGTATTTGCATTTAAGCTACCTCTTGTCCAAATATTAGATGAAATAGAAGCATAAGTAAGCCCGTTTACCATTACAAGCAAACCGTGGTCATTTAGATACCCTGCTTGACCACCTGCATTAGGATGAGACCATGCTAAACCATACAAAGAGCCAGGTGATGAACCATTTAATGGGAGCTTATAAGCATCTCCCATTGCAAAAACACCTTGATAAACAGTAGATGAATAAGCACCTACTATTGTAGATCCGTAGTTGTTATTAAGATATAAGTGCTGATTAATAAAAACATTATCTCCTGAATCCCATCTTAGATTCCAACCATTCTGTGCAGTCTGTGAACCTCTACCTAATCGCCAATCATTAGTAGCCATATTCCACATTAATCCCCAGTATTGTCCACCATTATTCATAGCAAAACCACCGTTGTTATTGTAGCCTCCTGCAACAAATGAATAACCTCCATTTACAGTAACTGTTCCAGTTAATGTTCCTCCTGATAAAGGTAAATATGCCCCTAATGCAGAACTTGTAATATAGCCTGAGTTATTAGTAAATCTCGATATATTCATATCAAAAAGTGCATCTGCATAATCAGCTCTATATGCAGTATTGACTAACACGGCAGTTGCATCTGTACGACCTACTCCCCAAGCTCCTAAGTGTAAATATGCTCCATAAGTATTTTCTACCGTTTGGTCATTACCGCTAATACTTACAAGTCTTAGATTTCCAGTCATATTACCACCTGATAATGGTAAGTATGAAGTTAAAGCAGAAGCAGTAATATATCCAGCAGGATTGCTAGAATTGTAAGGAGTATATCCTAAAGCATTTGTTACCATCAAAGATGTAATGCCTGAGATATAACCACTAGGATTTGACGAATTATATGGAGTATAACCAAGTGCTCCAGTAACCATTGCACTTGTAATTCCGCTAATATATCCACTTGGATTTGTTGCGTTGTAAGGAGTAAATCCTAATGCTCCAGTAACATCACCTGAAGTTAATGTAATAGCTCCAGTTCTAGTGTTAAACGATGTAACACCTGATGCAATAGTCCAAGCTCTATCCGCAGATAAATCGTATGCAGTTCCGTTGATAGTTATTGTTCTTGACTGAGGTACTTTAGTCCCTATTGATGTGGTAATAGTAGTAGCAAAGTTTGGATCATTACCCAAAGCTGTTGCTAACTCGTTTAATGTATTAAGAGTAGTAGGTGCTGATGCAACAAGATTTGCCATTGCAGTTTCAACAGATGAAGCTGTAGCATAAGATAACGATCCTACATACGCACGTATCCAAGCAGTAGTGGCAACTTTTGTCGAGTTGTCAGTACTATCTGGTGTAGGTAATGATAAACCAGCTGGAAGCGTTACTGCTCCAGTAGTATGATCATATTGAAATACGTTAAGTATATGGGAGGTCTTCCTTTGTTTGTTCATAACCTACTCTTATCTATTTATGTAATCTTATTTTTATACTATCTGTATAGTATAAGTTAACTAAAAACTTCCCAGTCATCAAGAACATAGTTGTAAATATATTCTTGTCCATCATCTGGTTTTGGAGGATATGACCATAAACAAGTCTCCTCATCAAATGTAAATCTAGGACTAGGTTGTGGAAAATAAAAGGCATCTCTTACTCTATCATAAAACATACCAACACCAGCAAAGTTCTTTCTTAGTGGTGTTCCTCCTAATCTATGTTGTCCTCCGTAAGTATTGTAAGATGTTTGTATCCATCTTGAGGGATCTCCTACAGCACCTGAGTCAATAAAATCTTGTTCAGCAACTATTACGTTAACAACTATATCATCCTTATCTACTAATGCAAAATGTGACATATTATAATACGTATCTAATTAAAACTATTCCTGATCCACCTGAACCACCAATACCATTCCCTTGTGTTCCACCGCCTCCACCGCCTGTATTCGTGTCCCCACTATTAGCAGTTCCTCCTGCTACCGCACCGTTACCTCCACCACCTTGACCACCCATTACAGGTCCGCCACATCCAGTGTTATAAGCGTTGGTTCCAGGTTCTCCTCCCCCACCTCCTCCTCCACCATAGTAGATAGAGTTAGAGTTTAACCATGTATGTGATTTACCGCCACCACCATTACCACCTCGTCTACCATAACCATTACAGTTTGTTCCAAGTGCACCAGCAGCATTAGTACCACCACCTCCACCACCACCTCGTGATGTGTTATTAGATTCTCCACCAGCTCCACCACCGTTTCCTCCTTGGCTTCCTAAACCACCGTAACTCCAGTTAGAGTGTCCACCACCACAACCACCATTTGCTTGAGCTTGTGATTGACTTTGATATGGACCATAAACAGCAGATCTACCACCACCTTCGGCAGTTATACTTGCTCCTCCTCCACTAACTGTTGTATTACCACCTTTTGTATCAACTCCCCCACCACCTCCAATAGTTACAGTAACATTACCAGTAACAGTTGGATAAGATAAAACCCAGCCGCCTCCACCACCGCCACCACCAGATTGTGTGCTACCATTACCTCCTCCACCTCCGCCACCAATAGCAATAATTTCCATACCTTTGGTACCATTAACTGTTAATGTACCAGAAGATGTAAACACGTGGACTCTGTAGCCTAAATAATCAACAACACTTCCACCACTTGCACTAAATGAAGAGTATCCGTAGAACTCACTCATAGAGTCAGGCGTACCTTTACCTGCTGCAGCACTAAGCGTTCTTAATGAGTATGAACCAGACCCTAACTCAGCTCTGATTTGATTAATACTAATAGCTCCTGATGATTGTAACGGCATCTTAGAATCCTTTCATTGTTTTTACAATAGCAACTAACTCATCTATCTGAGCTTTTTGTTCAGTGATTTGAGCTTGTTGTTCTTTTACTGCTTCAATAAGAACTGCTGTAAGACCTTGATATCTAACAGACATCCAACCATCTTCTCCTGTTCGAGCAAGCTCAGGAAAAACTTCTTTAACCTCTTGCGCAATTACTCCAATATCTTCAATAAAAGTAGTAATCTTTACCTCTCTTTCTTTCCAGTCAAATCGATAACCATTAAGTTTACATACACCATCTAAGGCATTAGGTACTTTCTCTTTAATAGTTTTTAATCTTACATCTGATTGAGCTCCATAAGCTGTTACATCACCAGTACACCAAATATTACCAGATGTATCTATAATAAAACGACCTCCTTGGCTCCAGTTATGACCAACACCATAATGAGGATTATTATTATTATCAGCCCATCCTATAGAAAAATGACTAGGGTTTGTATTTGCTATACCCATTCCCCATCTACGGTAACCACCTGCCGTTAATATTCCAGTCATTGATATTACAGGACCGTGAGTATCGTTACTAGCGTTATTCAGTGAGTTTATATCAAGATGTGGGTAATACGGTGCATTTATAACTAAACCATGTCTATCAGAATCAGGATAAGCTCTGGAGTAATCAATACTACCCAACATTAGATTTACTCCAGATGGAGCTTTCTGCATTGATACAAGACCTGCTTTAGTTAATCTAATTATACTATCGTTTTGAGTGCCTCCATTATTAGCTCCAAATACTAAATCATCAGAACTATCTAATGCTGTAAATCCTACATACCAGTTTCCGTCCGCATTACTTCTTTCTCTTCGCCATCTTAATCCACCCCAAGTTGAAGTAGTAGCCATACTGAAAGCTAAACCTTCAGCCCATGATGCTGACGATGGTGTTATAGAAACGTTATTACCAAAGTTTACTGATCCTCCGCCACTATATATTAATGGTGTAACAACATAAGAACTAGCTCTTAAAATAGCATGTGTCACATCAGAGCCAGTAGTTAAGTTTTGGTTTAAACTAGAAGCATATGAATAAGCAGAAAAACCACTATGAAATATATCTCTCCATGGATACCACGTACCTGAATAACCTGCTCTCCATTTTAACGTTGAACTTGAACTATAATCACCTTGAATCTGCCACATTGTATCTGAAGCAGCTAAATGTAGGACTGGTGCATAACTCATATTACCACCATTCGCGTTCTCATTCCTAATAACTCTAGAGAATCCACTGCTGATATTAGTTGAACCAGTATCTAAGAATGTAGTATTTAATCCAGCAACATTTGAACTACTGGTAATATATCCTGGACCATTAGTAAGTTGGTTAAGGTTAGTTAAATTACCTGCATGCCATACAGTGTTACCGTTTACTGCTAATATAGCTACTCCACCATTTTCTGTACTTGGAGATACAACATTTATAACTCCAGCTGAAGTCATAAGTATGTGTCGTGTAGCTAATCCTTCATAATGCCAAGTTAAGCCTGGAGGATTTTCAGAACCCGTACTTCGTATCTCTACAGTATTATTAATTGTTAATCCCGCAATATTACCGTTGAAAGCTGCAGATGTTCTGTTACCTAATGTAACTTTTCCTGTTAATGCAGTTAATCCTGTAACAACCCCGCCAGAAAGCGGTAAAGCGTAAGAAGAATAGTTTCCAGCATGTAATACCTGGTTGCCATTCTGTTGTAAAGCTACTAGTGAGTTTACAACACTACCATTTAAAGTAACCCAAGGTGACTCATATCCTGCACCAATCCATGCCCACGTTAAACTATTATTTGCACCAAGTGCTCCAAATCCTGCTAAGATGGTATCGCCATTTCCTCTAAAATAAGTACCCATGGACCAACCTCCAGAACCAGCTTTTATAAAGATTCCTCCTCCACTATTATCTAAAGTGATTGGTCTACCTCCACCAGTACTTGATCCTCTTGCAACTACAGTAGCTAATGTGTCCGTTTCAGTATAACTAGTAATATAACCTGAAGGGTTCGTACTATTATAAGGGGTATATCCTAACGCTCCTGTGACATCTCCTGACGTTAAGGTGATTGCACCAGTTCGTGTATTAAAGCTCGTTACACCCGCAGCAATGGACCAAGATCTATCTGCTGAAAGATCATAAGCTGTACCATTGATTGTAATAGTTCTAGTCTGTGGTACTTTTGTTCCAATACTAGTTGCTATTGTTGTTGCAAAGTTAGGATCGTTACCTAATGCAGTTGCAAGTTCATTAAGTGTATCAAGTGTTGTTGGAGCAGAAGCTACTAAGTTTGATATTGCAGTGTTTACATATCCTTGTGTAGCGTAAGAGTTTGCTGTTAGATATGCAGCAACACGAGCAGCTGTGTAATAAAGATTTGTACCTTCAACAATATTTGTTGTTGATGCAGCAATCTTTGTCCATAAACCAGTTGATGCGACATACTTAATCATGTCGCCATCCGATGCATTCTTTACAGAAAGATCGTGTAGCTCATCTAACTCAAAACCGTTTTGTACTTTAACAAAGATCTCACCATTATTAGATTGTACACGTGTAACAACACCAATAAATACTAAATGAGCAGGAGCAACTGGTTTATTAGCTAAACCAAAGATAAGATTACCGTTCGTACCTAACCATACTGGATCCCCAGCATTAGCTGTTGATGTATCTAAACCTGCAAGTAAACCTTCAGTTACAACAAAACCTTGACCGTTTATTGCTAAATTTTGAGAAACTAGTCCTAGTGTTTTACTAGATGTTTGTTCAGAAGCATTAGATGCTTTAGAAACAATCATATTAGTACCATCAGCAGATGATACATAAACTGCTTGACCTTTTGTTAAAGCAACTGCTGCTTTTACAGTATGTTGTACAGTACTTGTAAAATTAGGAATCCATGTAGTATTATAATCAGTACCATCTACCTTAGCTAGGATGTCTCCAGCTATACCACCAGAAGGAACTAATCCTTGGTAGTTAGGAATATTAAATACTCCCGTAAGATTGTTATATGTTGCTGCACCTGATACACCAGTTGTTGTTAAAGAGATTGCTGTGCGAACTCTTGCTGGAGTATAATAAAGATTAACCGTACCTTCTGGAAGACTATCAGTTGTTGCTATTGATCCTTCGCCAATAGGAGATGTGATGATAACATCAATAACGTCACCTAATATTGCAGGATCTAGTAATGTTACAGTACTTCCGTTTGTTGCAGTTGTTTGTCCTGGTGATAGATACACACCATTAAGAAAGACATCAATAAGACCTGGAGTATATCCGTTTGCAATAGTGAATATACTTTGACCTTCTGTTGCAGTAAATGTCTGAGTTGACTTTAAAGATACTGATCCACCTGATACTGATAGAACTCCAGTAAGTGCATCGATAGCTAAACCTGTACCTACTTTTATACCACCAAGAACGGTAGAAGAAGCAATAGGTAAAGTATATGGTTGAACAAATGATCTTACCCATGCAGTTGTTGCAAACTTGGTAGAATTATCATTCGTTGCTGGAGTCTGACCTGTTGCACTACTGTTGAATACAGCAGCACCATCAACAATCAGACCAGCTTTAGCTAGTATGTCAGACAAAAATCTCATTAAGTATATTATTTCTTGATAACTACACGATACGCATTAGAAGCTGGAGCAACTGCAAAGTTTACAGTAACAACACTTGTTGATGTTAATACAACATCAGTAATAACTTCTTCGTATGTGGCATTATCATATATTGCAACAATAAGGTCTCTTGTACCTAATCCGTGAGTCAAAGCAAATGAAGTGCTTGTTGTATCTCCAACGTTTGCTGCATAACCTCCTGTACGATTATCTAATAAAGTTTTTAACTTTAAAGGAGTAATAATACGTTGATCATCAGTACCAGCATCTGTTTCAACTTGTGTTGCAATCTCAGCTAAACCTAAAACTGTTTCTGTTGCTTGATCACGATTAACTTCTAACTGAATCCAATCTGAAGCAAGTGTTTGAGAAGCATCATTTACCTTGGCAATAATAACGTCGCCAATGTTAAAACTTACTCCACCTGTTGTACCAGCAACTGTTACATACCAATAGTCTCCTTTTTTTGTACCAGCAACAGGATCTGTACCTACTGGAAAATATCCACTTGATGCTGCCCAAGCACCTTCTAAGTTACCAAGTCCACCAATATTAGCATCAACATATGACTTAATAGCAGAGGATGTAGCAAGAGTTGTTGATGAAGCATTTGCTAAATCTGTAATAACTGTTACTTCAGAAACATTACCAGTAGCACCTGACATGTTACCAAGAACACGTAAGTTTGCTATCTGAGCAATCTTATCAAGAGTAACTGCATTGCCATTAATCTTAACAGTTGTTACTGCACTATTAGCTAACTTACCAGTAGTAATACCAAGATCTTTAACTTGGATAGAGTCACCACCAGAAACTTCGATAGTTGCGTTGTCAACGTTGATATCAAGAGTAATGACATCTCCATTAGCTGAAGTCGTTGCAGTTAAACCAGCACCGCCTAAAACGTCTTGAATGTCACCTGACATATCAACCCAAGTAGTGCCATCCCAGAAGAACATTCTAAGAACGTTTGGAGTAGTATCAAAATAGATCTGACCAACAACAGGATTTGCTATTGGACCAGCGTTATTGTGTACTGCAACGTTTAGTATCTGATTTTTTACAAGATCCAGATTGGTTAAAAACTTCTTTGCCATGATTAATATTAGTTAAGGTAAGCTTCACCACTAAAGGCAGCTGTAAATCTTATTGTTAATGAGTTTAAGTCAGTGTATGAGATATCTCCAATAACTTCTGTTTTTGTTGCATCAACAACTGTAACAGAAGGATAACAGTTTAAGTCATGGATAATATTCCATTCTGTTACTGCAACAGCTTGAACATGTATATGCTTAAACTTTATAGAGCTTGATACCGCAGTATCATCTCTCTTTGTTATAGTTAGAAGTAAGTTCTCATCATTAGAACTAAGACTAACACTTGCAATAGTTGAGTTATAAGCTTGTGCAAGCATTGATAACTCTGCATCTGTAAGACCTATTCGTTGCCAAGCATTGCCATCCCAACCATAAAAACTTGCTGCTGTTATATCGTAAACTACAATACCTTTATCATTAGAGTTATAACTATTACCAAGAGTAGTCCTTTCTGCTGTTGTTACAGGATGTAACCTAGCATTAAGTAACTGATTCTTGTTAAGATCAATATCGTAATAATATACTGAAGCACCCATTATGATAAGTAAGCTTTACCAGCTACTGGAGTATTAAAGTTAATACGTAAGTTGTTACTGTCAACGATTTCAATAATACCTTGAATATCATTACCGTTAAGATCTTCTGCAAATACGTTTGGTGTAATACCCATATTATGCTGAATAACCCACTGAGTTGACGGAGTCTCTTGTGTAAACAAGAAAGATGTATTGTTATTGATTGTAATGCATGGATTCAAGTTTATTCTAGTTACTGCACCGTTTGCATTAACCTGAATAATGTTTTGAGATCCATTACTATACTCATAGAATACACCAAGATTATCTGGACTACGAGGATTACTGTATTGATATCCTAAAGCTTCGTTATCAAATAATAACTCAGAATCATACATACCCGTTGGTAACCAAGTCTTGTACTGAATATTCTCTTCGCTTAATGCACCAGCATCATCGTTTGCTTGCCAATCAACAATAGCTTTTTTGATCTCTGCCATCAAGACATAATCGTCAGAAATAGCTTTACCTAATCCATAACGAGATCTACGAAACTTGCTAAAGATGCTTGTTGCGTAGTTCTTATATATCTCAACTTTTTTTGGCAGTAAGTTCTTCATCTTAGTTTTTGTTTGCCTGAGTATTTCTGATCAAATGTAACTGTTGTTCGTAAGTACCAATACAGTTTGTGCAGGCTTGTGCTCCGTTTGAAGCAGTTCTTTGCTGACAACCACATGTGATTACAGTACCACAGTTAGGACAGGTAGTTTGGTTTTGTGACATAATATTGTTGGTTTAGTTAATATTAGCAGTACTGGCCGTATGTTTCTGAGTATGCGTTTAGCTTCTTCTGTGCATAGATTAATAACTCCATGCCTTCATCTGCTTGATGACAATACTCAACCTTTACTTTTGCAGCATCGATGTAGTTCTTTATTGTCTGTAACTGACCAAACTTTTCTTTTACGTCAGCATCAGGTTCAGAACCATTGATTTCAAGCTTGCAAAGCTCGTTGTAATACTTGTTTAATGTTTGAGTAACACGAAGATGATTATATTCAGAATATACTTTATCGTTTGGAGCAACTGAGTAACGAATCACATAGATACCGTCAGGAATGCACTGCAAGCTATCCCCACATCCAGTCTTTTGTAAACCTAATGAACATGCATTAAGAACGATGTTATAATATGGCAATACCTCAACATTAACTGGTAAGTTAAATCCTGGAGATGTAATCTGTAGTGTGCCACACTCTTTGTCTAAACCTTCACCATACGTACTGGTGTCAAAGATCCTTAATACTTTGCAGTTATTTGTATCAGGAGTCTCAAGGCTTAACTGATGTTTGATAGCCATAAACTTCTATTGTTTTGAATAAGATGATCGTAGTTGTACTCAATAATAATATACTAAAAATCAAGCACAAACACAAAAAAGAAAGGGCAGGCACCGCAAAGTACCTACCCTCGTCTTCTTTATTTCTATCTGATTAGATAGTCTCTAACGCGATCGCTTGACCAGCTGCAACAGCAGAAGCAACAATGAAGTTAGTGATCTCAGTTGTAGCAGTTCCAGCAGGAACGTTGATAACAACTAAATATTGATCATTGTCAAATGTGCTAGATGGGTTGTTGAAACGAGGTACGTTATGTAATACCATTACTTGATCGTATAATCCGTTACGGTTGATTGTTGCTAAACCTGGGTTAGCTTCGATCTCACGCATACGAATTGAATCAACATGTCCACCATCTGGATAAGCTTCTTGACGGTAACGACCGTCTAAGATCATCTCACGTAATACAGTCTCACCAACACCTGATGCTTGACGAGCAGCTTGTGTTTCAACAGAAGAGATTCCATTTACTGCACATGGCTCACCTGAATCATCAACAAATGAAGTGTAGATTGATAACGGAGCAAGATCGTAGTTATCAGTTGGAGTAAAAGTAGCATCACCAAACTTAGTATCAACATAAGCTGCAGTAATAACTAACTTTGCAACATCAGAAGATGTAGCAGCAACACCTGCAAAAGTATCATAATCTCCAGCAGCTACAGCATCACCTGCAGTATCTTTAACAGCAACAGAGATAAACTTACCTAAGTAAGGAGACTCGTTTATTTGTTTTGCCCAAGCGATAGCAACTTTAGTTGGATCGATTACAGCAGCAACATCTCCAGCAGCACATCCTGTAAAAGCATCTAATGTCTTGTACAAGTTGTGAGATAAGAAACGTAATGCAGGAGAACCTTTCAAGTCAACACGTAAGCGGTAAGTAGCATCTTCTAATACATTAGAGATAGATACTTCAACTACTTGATTTTGAGCAGTCTTAGAAGCAACTTTAAATACACGAGAGATGTACTTAGGATTAATCGTCTTTGACTTAACAGACTCTTGGTATCCACCGTGTACAGGACCAATCTTATCAGATGTAAAATAAGAACCTTGAGCGATGATGAATGGAGCAGTTCCAGCAGTAGTTAATGCAGCATATGTAGACGCATTAAATACTCCTAACTCTCCAGCAGACAAACCAGCAGTTGTTCCGCTAGCTGCCAAAGCAACAGCGTTTCCGTCAAGTCCATTAGGACCTACTAAAAACGCTTTTTTAAATGCATTAGGAAAATACATAGTTAATTGTGTTTATGGGTTATAGATAAATAAAAACTATTTTAAGAACAGTAACTTATACTTAGCACTATTAAGGCTAGACTTAATCATATCTAAGTCGTTTACTATTTCACTGTAAGGCATCATACCTTGTAAAGATGTAACCATCTGGTATACATCTCTAATATAAGATAACGCTTCTTGTACACTATTCAAAGGACGCGGTGCATTATCTTCATATGTTAACAACTTCTCAGCAGCTCCTTGGAATCCTTCAGCTAGTGCATCAGCATGTCCAGGTAAAGCATCATATAACTCATTAAGAGCTTTGTGTGCTGAGAATGAACCTAAGTCTTTTACTTTTAGGTGTAGTTTATGGAAACTAGTTGCAGCATTCATTAACTCGCTAACGCAAGCAGCTGTCTTTGATTCTAAAGACCCATTTGGTCTTTGTAGTTTTTGTACCATGTTTTATTAACTGTTTCTACCTGCGTTTTGAACCTCTCTTTGGTATTGATTCATTGACTCTATATCACCAGCCAAGATTGCAGCTGTCTCATCACATAAGATCTCAGCAACATCATCTTTAAACTCACATGTCACATCATACTGAATAACAGTATTAGTTTCAATATCTATAGATCCTTTGAACTTAATAGCTCTTGGTTTTCTATAGTAGGTAAGCTTTGGAGCTTCAATACTAAACTCACCGTTCGTATAGATCTTGATCTTGTTACTCATGATTGTGCAGAAAGTCTCTCCCCATTGAAAAGAAGGAGACTTAAAGTTATCTGATAGTAATTCATCAGCATTAGCTTCTTCAGCTAAATACACTGACATGATTCTACTTGGGCAACATGACGTAATAGCTCTTGTGCTAACACGAGTAAAGTGCATGTAATCAACTGGGATATCAGATGTTTCAAAGTATAGATCTCTCTCAATACCGCTAAGATTAACTTCTTCTAATAATATCTGTAAGTCATCAACAATGTTAGATGACTGTTCAGGCATTAATGCTCTTGGTGTTAAACCATGAATAACCCGTCTTGTCCACTCAAGCTGCGCCTTATTAAAAGCTTCTTGAATCTGCCAACTTTCAATGTTGTCATAATCAAAACTTGCTAACTTGTTCAGACGTTGCTTAATCTTAAGCTGTATAAGTTTGTTATCCATAGTCTTTAAAAAGACCTAGGTGCAGATCTTACGGTATGCAACCTAGGTACATCTTGTTTTAAAGTGCTGCACTATAGCATAGTATAGAGGGGCACTACTTGAAACATCTTTTCAGATGTCGGTCCAAGGATACTATCCAAGGAGGAGAATATTATTACTGTTGCCAGTATTTCTCAACACGTTCTGTCACGTCTCTTAAGATCTCTTCGTTTAAAGGATTCTTCAAGAACTCAACACAGTCTGACGGTGTACGTCCTAACATTGTTGATGTTGACATGTGATAGATAAATCCATCAGCTTTTGTTGCAATCATCTTGTAATATGTAGAATCTTTAACAATAGCACGAAGCTTCAAAGTTTCCATATCAAGAGCAGCTACCTCAATAAAGCGTTCTGCTGTTTTACGCTTGTTCTTATCAACATACTCTCCGTTAATGTATTTATCCATATTGTCATAGATAATGTCTGTAGGAGTAGATTTGCGATACTGAGCAGAGTTTACGTCGATCACTTTTGCAACGTAGAACAACTTATTTGTATTCTTATTAAATAACTTCTCAAGTTCAGATAATGCTTTGTTACGAAGTTTCTTAACCTCTGTATTTGTCGAAGCAGTTTCTTCTAACTTATCTAAGTAGAACTTTGGTGGGACTGGAGTTGTCTTTGCATCATCAAGCGACTTTGCAACAATACTAAATCCACCTGCTTCAATAGCATACATACGAATCAAATCATAAGGATCTTTATCAGGCTCTAAGAAGAGTGGCTCGTTTCCACATCTAATCTTTATCTTATCCCAGAAATCATCGTTGTTTGGTTTTAGCAAAACGACTTTATTCCAGAAGTCAGGATCAGTAGGATCAATGATATTCGCAGCTAACTCTTTTTCTAACTGACAAACAACAGCACGAATCTGTTTAATCTTTGCTTCTGCTTCTTCAGGATTTAAGTCCTTTATCTCTGGAGCATATTCATTCAAACCAGTCTTATACCGTTTGATTCCATTAATCTCAAGGCATGCAATCGACTCTTCGTGGAAAGCTCCTTCAAACAAAGTTAAACCGTATTTTTGAAGACCCATGTTATCAACACTAGGATCAAAGTATGGTCTAATAGCAATCGTTGATCGCTTATTTTGTGGATAACGTTCCACAATAGTTACTGAACTCATGTTTGGTTTGGTTTGGTTTATAATAAGACTTACTAGACTTCTAGTAAATATCGTATTTCTTAATCTAATATCAAAGAGTTTAAGCTTCGTTCTGTAAGATCCTCTGGGTTCTTACTAGCTCTCAACTCTGCTTTTGCTAAATCTGTTTCAGTAAAGAGCAAACACTTATGACCGTGGCCATCTTCGTCTTTTACCCATACAGCAAAATAAGCATCATTAACGTTAGGGAAGTTTTGCTTCTTGCTATTCTTCACCTTTACTAACTGTCCTAGTCTAGCTTTCATTGTGTTGGTTTGGTTTATAGAACCTGTTGAGAGTTGCAAGCTCTCCGCATGATCAGTACGGTTTGCGTACAACAGGTTGAGGGTTGACACTTTTGATGTCTATAGTAAAACCTGGAGAGTATTTCATCTCCAGGTCTACTAGTACTATTAGAATGATCCGCCAGTAACAGGGTTACGCATCACAATCTTCAATACCTTAGTTGGGTCTTTAACCCAGATTGCTGGCATTGTTTGTGACATGAACACACGGTATCCGTTGAACTGTCCAGATGACTGGAAGCCTTGAGAACGACCCATGTAATCCATTGTACCGTTTTGGTAGAACCACTTCAATTGATTATCCCAAGATAACTTCAATAAGTAGATGTTATCGTTAGTGTTATCAGTGATATCAAAGATAACGAAGTTGTAAGAAGATAATGGGAAACCATCGATGATAGGGTTCTCAATATCGTTTGTGTGTACGTTATCAAACGCAGGGTTTAATACAAACTTAACGTTAGCTAAGAATGGAATAACGTATTGAGTATACGCAAAACCGAAATTTAAGTCCATTCCTTTACCAGTGATAGCACCAACCTCAGAAGCATTGATTACTAAGCCAGAGTTGATCGCCTCTTTCTTAATAGCTTCGTTGATTAACTTCATACCACCCATACCTGTTTGAACAACTAATTCACGACGAGGATCTGGTCCCTGGAACTCAACCTTACCATTGAAGAAGTTGAAGATCTCAGATTTGAACAAGTCTAAGTTGAATGAACCTTTGTTGTAGATACGCTTGTAAGAGTTATCTAACTGCTTCCAAAGACCAACTGATAAACGAATATCATCTGGACCATCTTGCTTAACGCGACCACCTTGTCCCCACATTAAGTAAGACTCAATGTCAGTAGAGATTTTAGATAAGTGAGCAGCTTCTAAAGTTGTTAAGAATGTACGAGTCAATTGACCTGATTCGTATGCTTTCTTAACATAGTCCTTACCCATTTTGTTAGCTAAACCTTGTAAGTCTGTAACCGCAGGATCGATAGACTTATCAAATGAACGCCATAACTCAACAACTGGTACAGTACCATCTGCTTTCATTCCACCTTTCATCATCAAATCAGCACGAGATGATACAGAATAGTGAACGTGTGCTTCAGCACCACCAACGTAGTTATAGAACTCACGGTGTCCAGCATTAACTTGACCTAAGTCAGAGAAACGCTCACCATACTCTCCACGTGCAGAACCTTTACGGAAGATCTTTGTTCCTTGCTTTACATACTTGTTGTCTAAGAACTTCAAGTTGTCGTTGTTTACTAACTGAACTGTGTAGATGAAACCGTCACCTGCAGGGATAATATCATCTGCTGTTACGTACATCTCAGCTCCGTTGTACTTGTCATAAGTGATGATATCACCATGACCGAACTGACGCTTGTTCAATTTGATCTTGAACGACTGTCCGTCAATACCTTTTGTAGCATTTGCAGATTCAATATCTTCTAAGATATAAGGAAGATCTTGAGCTACAGGGATTTGCCACTTGTACTCACCACGAGAGTTATCAACGTTGATAACGTTTTTACCTCCGAAAGAAGACATCTGGTACAAAGGCATTTCTACCTTTTGTGCCATTGCCCACAAATCCACTGGACCTAAGTCCATTGGCTCTGAGCTCTTAAGAAGGTTTGATAAGTGGTATGAATCAACGTGAGATGAAGCTGCATAGCTCGTATCACGCAAAAATATACCATTATTCAAAACTGGAGTTGCCATAATGTTTTATTTTTGTTAAAGGGTTATAATATAATCGTTTTGTTTAACGCTGGAATATGTTTGTTGGACGAGGGGCTTTTCTTACAGAAGGACGTTTGTCTTCTTCTTCAGCATAGCTTGATCCAACTTTTCTTGACTGTTCAGTTTTTAACTGACGCACAGTCTGTTCAACGGCTTGGTTCTTTGCATTCTTTGCAATGTTTTGACGATACGCTTCAGGATCTGAAAGTAACCACAATGCTTCTGCAACTAACGGGTAGTTTGGCTCAACAAACTGAAACTTCTCTAAAAGGTGTCCTAACTGATTTGTTGGACGTCCTGATATTGACGGATAGTTTGGTTGTACTAAACCTGCATACAAAGATGCTTGTGTTTTCTTGTCTAACTTAAGACCATTGATCTCAGCTGGACGTAAAGCTTCAAACACATTCTCCATGTAAGCTTCTGCCGCTTGTTTTTGTTGACGATTGCGAGATTCTTGTTCAGCTAATTGAGACTGAACGATCTCTGCTTGCATGCTATCTAACTTAGGTTTAAACTGCTTTGCTTTCTTTTCAAGCACACCTAAGTCTTTCCATGTCGTCAACTCTTCTTCTATTTCTTCTGTATCACCAAAGTTTGTTGCTTGTAAGTATGAACGAACGATAGACTCTTGATCATTCTCATCTGTAGGATTAAGTTCACGAACTTGTTCTACTTGAGCTAAGGCTTGAAATAAACCTTTAAGATCTTGTCCTCCATCAGCAACATACTTTGCTGCAACTTGTAACTCTTCTGGTAAAGACTCAAAAAACTCTTGAGGAGTATTTGAAGCAACTTCGTTCTTTAAGTTATCGATGTTTGCTTGCCATAACTCTTCGTAGTCTTTTTCGGCTAACGTACCTAAGTAATCATCAAGAGTTTGTTTTGACTCATCAAAGTCATCAAATGCAAACATCTCTTTTGACTCGATACGTTTCTTGAAGAAATCAACTAAGCCAGACTTTTCTGTCTTAGGTCGACCACCTTTGTTTGGTTTTTGATCTTCATCATCTGCTGGCTCATCACCAAGCTGATTAAATAGTTCATCAACCTTTATAGGTTCGTCTTTTTTGTCATCACCGTTATCCGGATCATCTGACGTGTCATCATCTTTCTTATCAATAAAAGAAAGATCTGTTTTGTCTTGACTAAACATTGATGGCTTTGCAGACTCAGCAGAAGCAGGTGTAATAATACTATCTGCTCCTGGGGCTGATAACCAGCTATCAATATCCAAGTCTACTGTACCAGTAGTTGGTTCGTTATTTGTTGACATATGTTGGTTGGTTTATTTTCTGTATCTCTACAATTATAATATACATAATATTATCAGATAAACTTCTGATGTGTACTATGTATTTATCTTACCCTAGGATTATATCGCTATGGTTAATCTTTCTTTTTCGGCTCATCATACTTATTTTTGTTTTCACGTGCAATCTGAAGGGCTGTATCTATTTTTTCACGCTCTACACCTATTTTTTCACGCTCTAGAGATAACTGATCTTGATTCTTACGAGTCTTGTTAATTTCTTGCTCGCGTTTAAAGCTCATTTGCTCGTTGTATTGATCTTGAGATCTTATATCTTTTAAAGCATCTTGATAGTCAGACTGCATATTTTGATTGATATCAAATCCAGATCCTCTACCAGCAGCATTAATCTCTGCTACTGTAATATCTTTCTGAACCATTTTATCATCACGCTCAGATTGAGCTTGAATCTCCATCTGTTTAGCTTTTTCAGCAGCAGCTAGTTGTTCTTGTTGCATCTGTTGTTGAGCTTGTTGCTCTTGCTGCTTCATTTGAGTAACCTTGTTCTCAGCCTCTTTTAATACTCCAGTTAACTCTGCGATCGATTCAGACTTAATAATGTTTCCTAGGTCATATATCGAAGCCCCAGTAGTATTATTATTTAAAGCTAACTGCTTTAACTGATCCATTATTTGACGTTGATTAGTCTTTGTTGTACAAAAGATATTCAACTCACGTAATAATAAATCTGTACCGTTCATCTGGAAGTTAACGCGCTCATCTGTTGATGTAATATATTGTAATCTAACAGATGGTTTCTTTGAGTGATAGTACTGAGCTAAGTCAGTTCTCATCTCATGAACACGTGGCATTAAGTAATCACTATGTTGAGTAAAGTAAACTTCAGTCTGTGCATAAGATGCATTAACAGCTTGCTCAATACCTGTCGCAGTTTGTTGTGAAATCTGCTGACCCATACGTTGAGGATTAATACCAATCGTTTCAAACGCTTGATTCTTAAAGTGATTAGCTAACTGAATACGTGACATTAAACGATTTGTCTGCTCAAGATTAAGAACCTGATAATGCTGGAAAGATAAAGGATTCTCAGTATTTGTAATCGTTGTATCCAACGGTAACATCTGGAAGTTCTTCATTGCAACGTATGCTTTCTCAAGGTTATTCTTACCCCAATCTTCACCCATCGAGTGACGCGGTAAAGCATTTTGATCAAACATAATCACTGTTCCTAGTTCATCAACTAAGATATCTGCTATCTGATTGTTAACAATATTGTATCCAATCTGATAAGGTTTCATCATATCAACAAGAGATGTTGATCGTGTGTTTCTATCACCAAATACAGACCCTTCAACAGGTAACTTGCATCCATAAAGAGTAGAGTCACCTTTGAACTGGAATGGAAGACGTGATGGTTTACCACCATTCAATCCCATGTAAATAGGATTAAGACCTCCTGGATTATTCATGCCCCAGAATGCAGGACGATTAGGTCCAATTTTAATACCACCCCATGTTTCGTTAATCCAGATCCAATCAAGATGCTCACCAAAGATCAAGTTTTCTTTTGTCTTGTTCTTTACAGTTGATGTATTATATAGAGGCTTTTCTGTAATCTTATAAGATTCATCAACAATATCTTGAATCATCTCACCTTCTTCAGTAATCTTTACTAAGTGACCAAGTTTACGTTGTGACTTCCAATAGATAGTTGATACACGTAATAAGTGTGTCTTACCAAAATCAACAGTATCTTCTGAATCTGCTAAGATCCACTCAACTATATCTCCTGTACCAAACTGTGAATCATATTGAGATGTAAACTGGCGATAAGCTAAAGATGGCATCTGTGTATTCCACTCATGTGAGCGAGTACCATCATAGTATGATCCATCATTTTGTTGACCACCAATAGCATAACCAGCAGCACGAACAGGATATAAAGTCTCAAGAGACTCCATCTGATCTGCTGTCATCATCCAACCAAACTTATCAATAACATCTGATACAGACATTAAATCAATCTTACCTACCCAGTTACCTTGTGATACGTAACGAACATCTGGAGATTTATGATAGAAAGTAAGCAATGGGTTCCATAACTCCACTTCATAATCATCTTCTCTCATCTGGAAGTGCCAGAACTCACGGTCAGTAATTAAACTATCTCTAAAAGCACGCTCTTCAAGCTCTTGCATTTTAAAGCGTTCAACATCAACCATCATTTGATGGGATGCCCACTGTTCAATCATTGAACGATAATCTTTTCTAAAGAAGTCTTCAATACCAGGAAGAGTCATTAAGTTTTCTCTACTTAGTTGTTGCTGACTTTCTTCTGACTCCATATCAACTCCCATGTTAACCATCTCCATGCGAATCTTTTGCTCAGCTTGCTGTAGTAATACTTTTTCTACCATTGCACGCTTTTCTTCTAACATCTCATTATGAGAGATGTCATCAACAGCACGGAAAGTTATTTTGTTAACACGCTTTGCAAACTCTGAACAGAGTACGTTTATAACATTTGGGATGATAGGATAAAACTTTAACTCTAAAGCTGTTTGATCCTCTTGAGTTAACATATCAACAATGTCAGACATGTCATTACCATCTTCAACGATGTAATCTGTCTTGTCAATGATACCTTTTGCAAGCTTATAGTTTTTCATCAATCTACGCGAGTTTCTGCGTAGTTGTTTCATTCCCTGGAACTCGAGCCAGTCTAAGTTATGAGCTTTCCACTCATCGTCTTTATCTTTTGCGGGTATAAACTGAATAGGCTGGGTTAACGTACCCATCTTGTTATTTTCAGTCTTCTTACCTGCCTTGGCGTCAAGGGCATTTATAATCTGCATCTTTGAACTGTTTATTCTTGTGAATCTACTTTCTGTAGATAATCTTGTAATATCTCGTCTGTTGTCATTTTACCACTTAGATCTCCTCCGTTAATACGTTGAGATAAAGTAGAAACTACTCCTGTAGTATCAGTATATGTTGCTGATCCAAAACCATTACCAGAAACATATGGACTAGTATGTGGTGCAGTTGTATAAAAATAAGGACTTGTACTTGGTAGTAGTGGAATAGGACTTCTAACACCTGGTGGGTATTGTATAGAAGGATTATTTTGTACCACTGGTTCCTCAGTATTTGATAATAAAAGTAATGCCTCTGTTAGATTTATTACTTTTTCGTCAATAAGCCTTGATAACAACTCAATCTTATCTTTATGCTTTTGTTGCTGACTTGTTAGTTTTTCCATGGTTTATAGTTTCTTCTAGTTCCTCGTATTTTAATAACATAGACTCAACAACTGGATGTCTGTGATTTGTCTTTAAAGTAAATGAATCAGCATCCTTTACTTTATTTGCAACAGATAGTAAAAACTTAAACCCGCTTTCGTTTCTATATTTTAAGTCAACCTGTGCTGTATCTCCACATATAACCATCTTTGATCTAAGACCAAGTCTGGATATGATCATAATCATGTTTTCGTTTGTACAGTTTTGAGCTTCGTCAACAATAACAAACGTATCCAAGAATGTACGACCTCTCATAAAAGCAAGCGGTACAATCTCTAACTGATCTTTAAGAACAGAATCTATCTTGTCTTTATTGTACAACTGGTACAAGTTAGCATAGATAGGTTGCATCCATGGTTCCATCTTTTCCTTTAAGTCGCCTGGTAAAAAGCCTATCTCTTCTTTTGAGACAGTTGGTCGTGTAATCACGATCTTCTTTACCTGTTTCTTAAATAACATATCAAGAGCTACCTGACAAGCTAATAAAGTTTTACCACTTCCTGCTGCTCCTGATAATACAGTAACCGCATTCTGTAGTATTATTTCTTTTGCTTGCTTCTGCTCCTCATTCAACTGTAGCTGAAAGTTAACTGGACGTTTCTTTTCAGCCTTTTGCTCTTGGATTGTCTTCGTTATTTCAGCATGACGCTCCGATCGGTTTTGAGCCATAAAACTTATTTTATGTTTCTGAATGGGTTTCTTGGCTTACGCATAGTTGTTGAACTACCGTTGCCACCTCCAATATGTCTAAAAGGAGATCTCATAGTTAATTTACTCATTTTTTGCGAGTTCTGCAACTTATCGTCCTCGACTTCAACACGTTTTGACATACCTCTGTTTGACTCTTGCACCTTAACAAAAGATACTAAAGCACAGAAAGTTACTAGTCTATCGACGTTAAGCCCTGGTTGGTAAGCTAACATCTCTTTTAGAATCATTGGATCTGGTATTCTTTCAACACCAAATGTTACGCTAGTAATATCTCCGTTATCATTTACCTCTGAATCAATCTCCTCTTTTACAAACTCAACGCCGTAAGATAACATGTGACTCTTAAAGATAGTACCAGTATTCTTCCAGCCGTACTCTTGGAATACAGATTTGTTTGCACCAATATCTTTCAAGAATAATATCATGTCTTTTGGTACAAGATACTTCTGCTTTCTCTTACTAATCATGTGCTGAATAAAGTGTGAGATGTTATTCTCACAGATTGTCCATGCATTATAGTACTCGATAAGCAGTTCTAATCGCTCGTGTGTTTTATTTATATCATCAAAACGTCCACACCAACTAGCAACAATAGTTCCTGGCTCTACATAGTTTGACATTGAACCAGACTGATCAATCTTTGATATCTCAACCGAGTTCTTGTAGATTATGATAGAGCACAATGAGTCAGATGTTGTTGTCTTTCCTTCACCAACGGGGTCAATAGAACCATAATATGTACCCCATGAAGCATTCTTCATTGGTCTTTCCCAGATACAAACAACGGCTTCTTTATCTTCAGTCTTCTTTGATATTGGAAACTCCATGATTGGAAGCTTTCTTGACTCTTTTGCTTCTACTTTACCTTCAGCATTCCTAAACAACTCAACATACTCAACAGGATATTCTTTATCTGCGATACGTTGTAACTGCTTGGTAATCAAGTGTGTAGGGAACTTTGCTTCTTTTCTTGTTGCAAAAGCCTCCTCGATATTTCTTGGAGACTGTGATACTTCAAGCTGATAAGCCTCTGGTTCTAGTTCTCTCTTTGCTTTTTCAAAACGTTTCTCAAGAGCATCAAGAGCTTCTTTAACTAATGAGTTACCATAAGCATCAATGTACGGTGGCATTGACCACTGCTCTGGAATAAACAAACCTGTTTTACCAATAGTCCCATCTTTATCTATAAGATTAGATGATACTGCATAGAACTCATTTGCTTCTGGATTTAGTACGTAGTTCTTTAGAGGTTCACACTGATCCAAGTCACCGACTGATCCTGCTGCAATAAACTGACCTGTTGTAATATCACCAGATCGTAAGGCAGGACGCATGAAACCATATGTATCGTCCATCTTTGGGGCAATACCAGCCTCTTCATGAAAGAAGTAAACAACTGGACCACCGACACCATTTGTTGGGTCTTTCTCAAAAGAGTATGACGTGATTGTTGATTTCAAACCTTTATAAGTATCACGACCATTTTGACGTACTTTAATACGCTGTTGCCATGCTCCTACCTTATCTGGTTCGTTTGGTCTATACCAAGCTGTATGCTCATTAAGAAAGTTTTTGTATTCGTCCAAGAACTTCCAAGAGCCTTTCTCGTTTATATAATCTTTTAAAGATGCACCAAGTTTTAATACAGCCCCTGATTCAAACCAGTATGTATTTATAAACTTACCCATGTGGTAATACGACGATGCTATCTGACGTTTCTTTAAGATTATTGCATGTCTATAATGCAACTCTGCAAGATGTTCATACAAAGCCATGTGATACTGGGCATCTCTAACCTTTGCAAAACCAAACTTTTTTTCTTCTTTATCGTAGATAGGTAAGAAGTTCAGCCACATGTAGTATTCTCTACATAGATACCAAACAAGATCTCCTGATCTGTAGATTACGCCATTTCTGCACTTATCTTTTTCAGTATCCCAATAGTAAACGAAGTCTGCTGACTTAAATGGAGCATCACAGTAGTATCCATTCTTGTTAAAGTTTGTTGCTTCTTGATTAAAGATATCACTAGTTTCATTGAACTGATACTCACCAGGCTCTTTAAAGACAGAAAGGACAAACTCTACATACTCTTCTTTCGTTGAGAATATAGTGGTTGTCCAGCTTCCATCTACCCAAGTTGGTACTTCTTTATATAATGCTTGATTACTCATAGTTATTATTCATCAATACCTAAAGCATCAAGAAGATCACAAAGCTTACCCATCGTAATAATACGATCATCTTCTTTTGGATCATTGTTCCAATATTCTTGATACACTTCTCTTGGTATTGCATGCCAGAGTTTTGTATATTGATTATAATGTATCACATAGTTGTGACTATTAATCTTCTTTAGCATATCCAAATGCAGTTAGTGAGTGTTTGAATGGTTCCCAAGGCAACTCCTGCACAATGGTTAACATTTGATTAGCTATATCTCTTATCTCAACTTGTGCATGCTCGTCGTTTCTAAGCTTCTGAAATAACATAAAGCTTCTAAAGTTAAACATAACGTCAGCAGTAATCTGAGAGTTATATCCTTTGAAAAATCTTGCAGATTCTTTTGCCCGTTTTCTTCCAAGTATAGGTGTTAAATCTTCTAAACAGTTGTGATACAAATAGTTACCTATCTCTGAGTAGTCTTGTAATACACTAGCCCAAGTAGTTCCTTGTTTCCAAGATAACTCTCCGCCTTCATCATTGCCATTTGAATCTTCATCATGGATAAACAAAGGCTTTGAAAGTTTGATATCAGCCCAGTCTTCTGGTACAAATATCTTATCTTCTTTTAGTTCTTTGTATCGAGCAGATTCCCCATTAACAGCAACACCAATACGGTGTTTAAGAATGTGTATATGTGAGGCAATATCTGATGTAACCAGAAAGTGAAGGGATGATTTTTCAAACGGTGTGTGATGCCCTTCTTTTGCCAGCATATTAAGTAATGCAGGCATTCGATCTTTCTTTTCTTCAAAGTCTCTTGAAGTTGAGGTCCAAGCTGATAACGCATGCGTTTGATCGCCTCCATAAAATCCTATAAGTTCTACTGTATTATCCATTTGTTACTGGGGTCCAATCGTCTGCTAACATATCCGTTTGTGATGCCAACCAAGGTACTCTTGATTTTGGTGCGTCTGGATTTGTTGTATCCAAACCTGTTGTATCAATGTAGATATACGGGGATGTCATCTTCGACTCCGCAGTTGGTAGTTGTAACTTAATAAAGATACCCTTACCATTCCATCCAGCTCTGGCCATCTTGTGACCATACTTTAGTTGCTCTAACGCTTCTCCAAATGTCATTATCTTGTTGGTTTATATTAGTACTGTAAAGTTAAAGTTTTAACTACCATCATCTGTGCAGCAAGGATATCCATTAATGCACGTTTGGTCAAATCTTCTTTTAGAGAAGTTAATGTACCGTGTCGGTAGCTATCTAACTGCGAGTTATAAATTAAGTCTGCTAACTCAGCGCAAAGAGCTTTTGCTTTTGCAACCTTGTCATCACCTGATGGATTAAATGTTTTACCAACTAGTTTTTCTCCATGAGTTAATTCTGTTGGATGGGGAGTTGCTTCAAGATCAGTGTAGGTTTCTTGTGTCATTTTGGTTTGGTTTATACTATTATCAAAACTTGCAGTTTTTACAAGTTTTGCTGCTGTAGTGGAAGGATTCGAACCTCCAAGTGGACTTTAGCTATAGGACATTGCGCGCTTGTGGTCAACCCATTACCCTACGTTTATCAGTAGCTCCACACCCCCGAGACAGGAGGGCACGTCTGCCAATTTCATCACACTACAGTATGTTATGCAAGATAAAACAATTATCCGTCATACGCAAGATTCTGGCCCCCGCGTACAGAACTCTGCTGTTCTTCTTGTAAATCTCTATAAGTTGACTTAAAGCTTTGTCTGATTTGGTCAAACTTTGCAGCAGCATTTATCACAGCAGTAATGTTACCATCTCTACCATGCTCAATATCTGTCACCTCCATGTATTTTGCCAATCGATCAAGCATTGACTTCATACCCATATAGGCTCTAAAAGTTGGCGTCTGATACATTTGCTCACATCTTTTCTTTGCGTGCAGTATCATGTCATCATCAAGAGAAAAATCAGCTCCAACCTCTTTTAAGATCATTGCTTCTTTGTCCTTTTCTGGAACATCAAAGAACGGATTAAGATCTGGATTAGGACAAGTTGAGTAAAACAAATATGTATAGATCTTTATTGCTTCATCCCCATACTCATCCATGATGTTCTTCAAGAACTCAAGTGTGTAACAATGCTCGGAAGGGATTACCTTACCGTTCTGTACATCAAATAATCTGACCATTAATCCCAGTGTTTATTGTATTCTTCGTAGTAGAAAGTAAGGTCTTGCGTTTTATCATCGTAATACTCACCAACTACATCACTCTTAAACTTACTATGCACGTTTTCAAACAAGGCAGTAGTAATAATTCTACTATCAGATGGAATGTAATCCTTCATTAGATCACAAATCCAAGTGTAGTTACCTCCTCTAATAATACCAGCTTCTGCAAGTACGTAATTATCGTAGGTTTTTGCAGAGATTGTTAATGTCCTTTTTAACTGAGACATGAACCAATCAGCTTGTTGATCAGGAAACGGAACATCAACCATCATTAGATCACACATCTCACCATCTTTACTTAGCTTATGAGCCATATGCATGGCCACTGTGGCACTATAATCAGGTGAGACCATAAGAACTACCGTGTTGCTTGGATTAAGCTCAGGAAAGCGAACTTTGAGCATGGTTAACATTTCTTCTAAAACGTCTCCTTCTCTTTGTCTAGTAACTAATAATGGTTCTCTCACTTCTTTTTCTTTTTAAACTTGGGTCTGAACTCTTGTAAGTAATCTAACAAAGCAACAACCTCATCTTTTAAATACGGCACTTCATACGCCGTAATCTCCTCAACGATTGGATTACCTTCGTTGTCAAGTGCTGCAATTGGATATCCAAATCTGTCCTCTCCCGCTTTTTCAAACTTGATATGTCTTAGAGTTAACTTGCCAGGATCAAGTTTTGGATTATGTCTTAGTATAATATAAAGATACAAAGATAATTGCAAAGCATAGTGATTAAAGTTACAATCATCAAGATGTGCCACTGGATATTTCATCTTTTGAGATATCCCCTCCCAGTTTTTATAGGAGGCCATGTTTATTTCTTTGTTTGTCTTGTAGTCATCAATGTTTACTTTATTCATGATCACCTCTGTAAAGTCAGACTGTCCACAAATACCAAAAGATTTCAAGTAAACAAAGTGCTCTGGATAAACACCTTCTCCAAGTTTCTGAGATGGTGCATATTTCAATCCATCAACAACAACTGGTGGATATACAGGAACTTCAACACCTTCTCTAACAATTGTATTCAACGAGCATAGATCTTCCTCACGTTGATTGTGATACCATGTTCCTAAATCAGTTGCTCTCTTTGCTTCAGAAGACCATGCATTCAAGATCTCCTCTTCGCTCATCCCGTACCACTTTGATTTCTTGTTCTTTGCAGATTTTTGAGCTTGCTTTGGAGCATCAAAATCCTGTTTAAAGAATCCAATAAAACTAGTTGCACTGATCCAATCAATTTGTTCTTCTTCGCCAACAGACGAATACTCGTGATTGTCTGCTTTAAATATTAACGCCATTATTTTGTTGGTCTAAACGTTCTCTTAATACTTGCTCTTCAGCGGGTGATAATACTGCTACCCATAGTGGATGTTCACCAATGTCTTTTAGGTAACAATCACATGCCATACAGCGTGTCTTTAGTTGTATATTACAGCCACATCCTCCACACGCTGGAGATCCTTTAACAAAAGCCTTCTCTGAAGACCCATCTTTGTCATACAAACCACAGGTATTTGATTCACAAATACTTGCTCTCTCAATCGCTACTGCTTCAATATCATCCTGTTTGAATATATTGTTTACAATACCTTCCAAGATTTGACCCTTACTCTTCCATATCTTGAGTAGGTTCTCCCTGTTTATTCGCATATGCTGTTTTCTTATGGTTTTCAATAAACTCTTTTCTTGCCATCTCCTCCTCGTATTGTTTCTTTAACTGTAAAAGATCATAATACTTCTCTGCTGTCCTGTAAATATTCTGAGCTTTCTGGTCACCCTTCTGCTCATTCATTTCCTGAGCAGCCTGTTTCTTTGCAAGCTCCTTATCAATCAACCAGTGCTTTATGGTAAAGTCACCAAAGTTTTCAATATGAATCCTAACGTGCTTTAACCTTGATAAAGACTCTCTGGTAACAGACCAAAAATGATTACCAATATCAGCAATCATATCCTGGTTCAACTTCAAGTCATCTGCAACTTGATCGTATACGGTCTTAGGCTTCTTGGGACGGAGCAACGGCTGCGAATTTATAGTCTAATAACACATTACCAGAAGAGAACACTTTCAAAGCTGGATTCAGAGCAATCTTTTTCTTTGCCTTTCCATCTTTTACAATCAAGTTCTTCTTCTCAGCCTTTGTCAACGCATTCCTTACCGTCTGTGCAGAAGAGAATATTCCACGTTCCGCACATCTTGTACAGAATACAGTCAACTCCTGTTCACCAGATAAAGCCAAAAACGTTAAGCAGTCCAAGTCTGACTCAGACACTGCCACCTTCTCAAGATAGCAGTAAGTTAGAATCTGAAACTTTATAGCGTCCCAGTATTCTAACTTTGCTTTTCTTTCAACAAGATTAAACTGAGCCATCAGTTCTCTTTAACTTCTTTTCAAAGTTCTGTTGAATCGGAGCATTATCTTCCTCTTCAGATTCTTCATCCTCTTGAGGTGACATCATTTGTCCAATAAAAGCAGTTGCTTGAATCTCTTCAGCCTTTGCCTTTATAAACAGTGTGTTTAACTCTTGCAACTTAACCTGCAATTCTTTTAACTCGATCTGATCATTATAAAACTTGATCATCTCTTCTCTTGATGGAGCCTTTGACTCATCTTGTACTTCTTGTTCTACTGACATACTATTGTTGGTTTTAAAGTTTTGCTTTTGTTTCCTTTTTTACTCGGGCTTTCCCCCTCCATACAGAGAGCATAATGTGAAACGGTGTGTCAATAACAAACACATCCGTATTATCCATATACACAGTCGTTGCATAATACTCATCATTCGTCTTTTCAGGAGACTTACGCTTTATTGCAATGATTCCATCCGTCTCAATCGCAGCATCAACCCACACCCCTGGATCAGAAATCCCCAAGTCCTCAAGCTGCTCTTCTTGCATTGTATTGCACAGTACTTTACACTCGTGTATCATATCGCCCTAATAATAAGATAGTTAATCGGTTTAAACTTACCAAATTTAACTAGACCGCCACTAATATGCAAGTATTTCAGCAAGTTTTTTAATAACGCTGTTTAGAGCAAACTGAGGGGGTACAGTCATAGCTGTGAGACCCTATTATAATAAGTACTATATATACTATTATATTAACCTCTCATAGCTGTGAGATAACCCCCCCCATTTATCTTATACTAAACTACCCCCGGCTATTGGCACCAAGTATGTTACGCTTCATGTGGGGGACATGATATGTTGATCCCCTACTCTGTTTTGAGCAGGTGTATCCCCCTATTCAATGTTTGGGTTTTATTTCCCTTACTTTGTTTAGAGCAGGATAATCTTGACTCGTTAATCATTTATTCATCTAACCGTTTACTAACATGAACAAGATTAAATTCACCGTAGCAAAAGTATCAGCTATCACAGAAAAAGGCAACTACATCCATACTATCAAGACTGAAGGCAAGTCCGTTAAGTTTGCGGGTATGGATATGAAAGGTGCAGGTCAGACTTATTTCGTCGCTTTACAACAACCAATCGCGGTTGACGGTAAAGGTCACGAGACTGATTTGGACTTGTTCGATATCGTTGAACGTAAAGCTATGTTGGAGTATACCGACGAAGCAACGGGCGACGTACTCGAGCGTGAGTATGCTTTCAAATGGTTATTCCCGAAACGTTAATCGGGGGTAACCATCAAGTAGGAACACCTACGGGAGAGGCTTCGCGCCTTTCCCAAAAAGGTGTCTCATCTACTCAGCGCTCTCACTTCAAATAGGTGTCTTATCAGCTCAGCGTCTACTCAGTCTCTCGTGTCTCTATCTTGTTATGTACTCATTCTTAGAATAGTACAACAGTTTTGAGTATAATCCCTGGAGATTCTCTGACACATTCTTAGAATAGTACAACGATGTGTGTGTTAGTTTGAGTGTGGGTGACAGTATATACGGTAAATGATTAACTTGTCTTATGTGCTTTAAACACACATATGAGGTGGATCAAATGGCTATACGTCATTAGGCTTGTTCTTTCTCAGTCTTGTACACTTGACCTAGTATCTTATTACTATCTCTTATAGTGTATTACTTATTAGTTGCTTCTTCTTCTTTTAGATAACCCGAATCTTATGTTGTTCGCAATCCAGGATCAAGACCTGGCATCACAGGCAGGTGTGGTGTTAAATATTCTAAGAGATCCTGCTAGTCTCTTTGTTTCACCTGGCAGAGTGACGGTAGCCCAATATGTGTGGCTACCAAATCTGCTTTAATCTTTTATCAAATGATTGTATTTAATACGCTTAAGAAAGCTCAGCACTATGTGAAGCACAAGACAGCTCAGTACAGGTCGTATCTTAACAAGTCACGTTACTACAACGACGAAGAGTTTATGTCTTACCAAATCAGTGAGAACATGGTTCTTTGTGTGTCTGGTTGGCAATGTGGCTGCGGTTGTGACCGTGGAAGTACAAGTGCTACTGTTATTGGTAGAATCAAATCAGTTTAATAACCAATCCAACATACACATGAAAACAAACCAATCAACCAACATTAAAGACTGTATATTAAAAGGTCTTAGTCATTCGTTAGTTAAAGATAAAACCATTTTATGTATGACAACCTCAATAGGTTCAAACTCAAAAAGAGAATATGATCTAAAAAGAGGATATATTACTGAAGAGTTTGATAAATATCTTCAAGATGTAAACTTTACTATATATCCTAGCTCTTTAACTGGTATCATTATTTGGTACCAAGATGGTTCTTATTCTTGGGCTGGTGATGAAGAAGACCATATTACATGGGAACATCATCGTAGACCTAATCCAGATTCATTTAATCTTTAATCTTTTACACACAGAAACTCTATTGTATTACTAAAGATGACAAAAGAAAAACAGCTAAGTAAAATAAACAACAAAGACCAAGCTTACAAGCAGTGGTTGCTAAAAGAATATAATCAATAATCCATAACTCTTATTATCATGATTACTCCAGAATTAATTAAGAAAGCTCAAGAAGAGCGTAAGCAAGCACTAAAAAGAGGTGCTATCATTATCATGGCTTTAGGTACAGCTGTGTCATTGTTTGGATTCGTTAGAATCTTTACTGTTGGTAATCTTGCCGACCATGTAGTGTTCCTGTTTGGTGGTGTTGTTACCTGTATTGGTATATACTTTGAAACTCTAAACAATCGTTAACATGTTGACATTCAAAGACTTAGAGTTTAGCGATGCCTTTGGTGGTGAAGCTTTTGGACTACGTGCTTATGTTGCTTTTCCAAACGGTTATGGTATATCTGTTGTCATTGGTCCATATACATATGGTGGTCCAGAAGGATTATATGAAGCAGCTGTCTTAGACAGAAATGGTTCTTTAACCTATGATACACCAGTAACTGATGATGTTATCGGTCATTTAACTGAAGAAGGAGTAACTGATGTTATGCGTCAGATCCAAGAGTTAAGTCCAGCCGAGTAAGAACCTATCCTAAGCATGATATAAAAAGGCTTTTTAGAATGTTTAATCCCTTAATCTACAACAATGTCAAGACGTAAAAAAATCTTATTGATGCTAACGGTATTGTTTGCATCATACTCTGTTATCGCAATGGTATACGTAAACGTATGCTACAACTCAACACCTGGTATCCAAGAAGGTGAGCCTAGTCAGAATCTGTTTCAGATTATATTAGGTTCTGCTATAGTCTCAGCTTTGATTGGCAAAGTTACGTTCTGTAAATACGATGATGCTTACTAGTATGAAGGTATTAACAGGTGCTCCGAAACGAGGTGCTTTTTATCATGTTGTATGGACAGCAAATAAAAAGACAATAGCTCGTGTGACAAACGTCTATCCTGATGGGTTAGTCGCTGTTGCAAATCCAAAGACGGGTGTCTTATGGAATACATTAGTTAAATGGTCAGACTTAAGATTAGTGTAATGGAAAATCAAGTAATAGTAATAGATTCGATACCAGATTGGGCAATAGAGTTTACTCAAAAGCCCAACGGTATCAAGAAAGCTTTAGAGTACAATCGTACTGATAGGCTAAAGAGTCAATTCGTACATAACACGAACATCAAGATTGAAGATGGTGTTATATACTTCTCTCAACTTCCTTATAGAATAGCAAAGCGTCCTAATAACGTATATCATCTAGCTAAATCTAAGAAAGGTATGCGTGGTTTTACTGTTAACAAACGCGGTACTCTTCAAGTATGGTGGAATCAAGACTTTAACACAGCATTTGGTACTAAACTGTTAGTTACTATAGCTGGTGTACTTAACATCACTTGGTTTACTCAAGCTACGTATTTGCATGCATTCATGTCAAAAGGTAACTATGGTAAGATACTACAGGGTAAGATAAAGAATCCAAGCGAACTTGCTGAACAGATTGTTAAGTCTCATAAACTTGATGTTAACACAACTTTGTTCTTGAAGTTAGTAAAGATTATGAAGTGTGCTAGTTCAAACCTATACGATAGTCCTGATAAACACAAGATTATCAGACTGTTACGTCATAGTATAAACGCTGATGCATTTATTGAAAAGCTTGTTGACTATCATGCAAAAGAAAAAGCACGTTATGAAGCTGCAATGCTTGCTAAGTTTGAGAAAAAAGATACTGAAGATGGGATTAGATATAGCTTTAGTAATACTATATTTAATCCAGAGTACGAAGAGTCTAATGCATATGTACACTTTGGTAACTTCTTTTCAAGAAGCTTTAGATATGATAAACCAGAAACAGACTGGAGACTTATCGGTGACGTGTTAGATCAGCTTGAATTACTTGGTCATAAGATGAACTTACTTTGGTCTTACAAGAGACTAAACGAAGAGCATAACAAGTGGTCAGCTGAACTACTATCTTATGAGATAGATGATATGGAAGATGAGAATGCATATCCTTTTCGTTTCTGTGAGTTCTTTGATGATTTCGAAGATGAGTTTACTTCTATTGTTGATACAAAGAAGAAAGCTTTCACTGAAGGTAAAGTAATGAAGCACTGTTTCTATACTAGCTATTGGCCTAAAGTAATGAAAGGCAGGTATTTAACCTATCATACTACGTATGGTGGTATTGATGGCACTCTTAGTATCATTGAAACGTTTGGTTTAACAAATACTAGTAAGTTTACTGCTCAAGAATTAGATCTTAGAGGTACTAGTCAACCTTTTAAAGCGTTTAAGATCGATCAGTTCTACGGTAAATCAAATAAGAATATGCCTGAAGAAATAATAGCTTATTACAAACAAAAAGTAGATAAGGCAAATGATGCTTTTATCACTAAGCTAAGAAAAGAAGGCGAAGTTAATGTAATGTCTAATCCACTAGAAGTTGATGGTAATATACAGTTTAACTTCTGGTAAAATAAATCTCACATGAAAGAATCAAAACAAGAGGTCGTTGTCGACTTCATCTTTAATCTATTAGCACTAATCTTATTAGTTGCTGCAATGGTTCAGTATTTCTATACTGACCACATGTATATGTCAATGGCAGCAGCTGTTGCTACGTTAGTATGGACGATTGTTGTCATCATCAAATATTCAAGATCATGAAATCAATAATCCTGATTAGCATATACATCGCATCGTTCATGCTGTTCTACTTGATGTTAAGTCTCCTTGCTGTGGTATTTATACCATACCAGGAAGTCATATCTGATAGAGGATGGTTTGTTATCTATACTTTATTCATTGGTTGGTGGCTTGCGCTATTTCCAGCATTAGAATACTGTCAACGTAACAAAGAGTACTTTGATAAGTACACAGGTTTTTAAAGTTAACATAGTTGATAAGTAGAGGGTTAATGTAGTAAAGGGGCTAGTTATGCTGGTCCCTTTCTTTTACCTACTACATCTAAAGTCGTAAAATAATTAATAAACAATAAATCTCTCACAAGATGAAAGTAACAACAAAAAAAGTGAAGAAGAATCTTCCAACTGAAAGAATCGAAAGATGGTTCAGACGCGGCATGCCAACAAGCATGATTGCAAAAAACTTAAACGTTGATTATAACGCAGTATACTACGAGATTGCTCGTATCAAAAAGCGTGACAACGAAGCGTACAAAGACGCACAAAAGATTACTGAGGAGTACATCGAACAAGTTGGTGTTGATACAACAATTGTTGATATACCTGTAAAGGTTAACTTCTCAATGAAGATATACGGTATCTCCATCAAGGTTACTCGTGTACCATCTGAGATTATCTTTGATGAGGATTATATCGAAATCAACTAAATGATGGAGATGTCAGAACACAAAGTGTTTAACTTCTTTACAGGAGAAGATGGCCCGTCACGTATTATTGTAAAGACGGGTAGTTATAGTGATGGATCAGCAAAGATTGAGATTGTCAATCTGCAGAATCAAGTGTTTATCGAAGCAACTGCATGCTGTAACAACTTTGGATTAGACTCAAATGATGCTATTATAGCGTCAGATGGGTCTGTTCCAGGGTTAATGAGTTTCTTAGAATCTCATAACATAGTAAGACAACAAGATGAGTACATAAACATCGAAGATGGAATGCATCCTGTTGTTAAACTATTACCTGAATCAGAGTGGATTACTGAGATAGAGAACGGCAAACTGTTTATTATAAACGAATTTACTATCTTTGCAAAAGACCCACATCAAGCTTTTCAACTGTATCTGTTTGCCCTTCAAGCAGATGCCCAAACTATTGAGTATTAACATGAGCTATATATTTAATCATGAAGATAAAGAGATGCACGTAGCATTCTGTATCGACCAAGAGACGGCAGATAAAATCATTGGCCGTATCATATTTGAGACCTTAAAGTCTAACTGTATTGAGAAAGACTTTGAAGAGATTGGTGAAGAAGCACCAGCTAATCTAATGAAAAAGACTGCTGTACTAGAAACAGTACTTAAGTCTATTACATCAAAGCAAGAAGAGTTATTTGCAGCTGTCTTCTTCTTAGTATGGCATGAAAAGACAAACTATGTCTGGAGAAAGCAAGGTGAAGTTAAATCAAAACTTAGTAGTTCAGCCGTAATGGATAAGCTAAAAGAAGGTGCATCTGAAGTATTTTCTCATATCTCAGAATCTGTGTTACAAAACAAGATTGATGAGTTTGCAAAAGAAAAAATGGCTGAGTTTAAAGGCTATAACCGTATTGTAAAGCAAGTTATTAACTCTAACTATGACTTTGATTTGTTTTCTGCTATTATTGATCATGACTTTGATTATGTATCTGATGTAGTTGATAAGGCAGTACAAGAGGTATAAGATATTTGTGTGAGAAAGAGGTAAGGGTTAGGTTGTGTAAAAGCAATCTAGCCCTTTTAACCTAATTAGTATGAGCAAGCAAAAAGGATTTGGTAAGTATCCACGATATGTAGCTG